CTACTCCCTCTCAGCAAAACCAAACGCTATCGCCCGTAGAAGCGCCCGAGCATCCCCTTCGGCGCGGTGGCTAGAAAGCGTGCGCTCGATCCATTCCATCGCATGGTATCGGACGGGATCGGGCAACTCGCGGAGGAGAGCCTGCCAACTGCGCAGTTCGAAGGCGGGTTTGATATTTCCGGCCTCGAACAGCATCCCCATCCAATGGCGGTCGAATTCCAGGGCATCGCACCACACGGTGCCGGCCCCAAGCCGAACATTCAGGGCCTTGGCAACCGCCGTTGGCGTTTCGGCATCGACAAGTTCCAACGTGTCGATGCCGTGGATCAGGCTTGCGTGCTCATCCCAGTGTCCGTCCTCTTCCCATTCCTTCAGGGGACGAATGAGGGCGGACCAACTGGATATCGGCTCCCCATGTGAAGGCCATACGGCGATGCCGACTTCGATCGGATACCCGCCGTCCTCGAGCGAGCTGGCCTCGAAATCCAGTGTGCGGAGCGGCCATAGGCGGGCGATGGATTCGATCAAAGGCATTCCTCCGAGCACTGATTGAATCGTTGTGATCATATAGCGCCGATAGCATCTATGGCGCAGCGACCCGGGAAATGGTCGCCTTGCTTACCCCCATAATGCGGGCAATGTGCCGGACGCTTTCACCCTCTGCCTTCAAGCGGGACACGTAGGCCTGCTGATCGGGCGACAGCTTGGGTTTGCGGCCGAACTTGATGCCGCGTGCCTTTGCCCGCGTACGGCCTTCCCCGGTGCGCGTACGGATGAGTTCACGCTCGAACTCTGCCAGCCCTCCGAGAATGGTGAGCATCAGGCGCCCGTGCGGGGTCGTCGTATCGGCCCATGCGTCCGATATCGAACGGAATGTCGCGCCCTTTTCGGCGACCTCTGCCAGGACATTCAGAAGGTCGCGTGTCGAGCGGGCGAGGCGGTCCAGGCGCGTAACGATCAGAACATCACCGGGCTTGAGCTTCGCGAGACATTTGCGCAATTCACGGCGCTCGGTCTTCGCGCCGCTGGCTGTCTCGGAGTAAATAACCTGGCACTCTGCAGATTTAAGGTGCGCAATCTGACTATCTAAAGACTGACCATCGGTTGATATGCGCGCGTATCCGTAAATCATGAATTCAATATAATAAACTTCAGTTCTTATGCAATAAAAAAGGCAAGTCATCAAATGATGACTTGCCTTAGCTTCACTCGCTCTCCATCCACTCGATAAACTGCTCCCAAGTCACGGCGACGCCGCTCTCTCGTCTGCTCTTACCTTTTGCCCAGATCAGACCCGTGCGAGTTAGATACACATCGCCCAGCAGCTGACCATCATTGTCGTTCACTTGGAATTCGATACCTTTGTTCTTCACTTCGAGTTCGACGTGAAAATCCTTGATGACAACTTTCATATCAACAACCGCTCCCTCAACGCCTGATTGTGAGAGGGAGTTTTAAGGCGCTCGGGAAAAAACGTCATTGTCTAGGTTCAGTTTGCGCGCGTCCTATCCACAGGCGCGTAAAGACCCTTTTGCTCGCATTTTCTTCTATTTCGTGCGTTATATCGCGCTTAAGAGGAAGCATGACCTCCGGGAGCAACAATGACCGACGCTGAGTATGATGAAGAGGCCGAGTTCGAGCAGCTAGCCAAGCGCGCTCAAGAGCTCAAAGCGACCGATCACTCGGCGCGCGTCTTCTTCGAGGTTATGGCCCAACGCGAGCGGGATCCGTCAGCCACGAGCATCGAGAACCTAGCGAAGATCATCCGGTCTGACCGTGCTGCGGCTGTTGAATTAGCTCGCGCGTTTCAAGATGCCCAGTTCGGGAAGTTTATTGTCGGCCGGCGGGGAAGTGTTTCCCGCTTCGAATGGTGGTGGAGCGCAACAAGCCTGGCGCAGGTGGCGCTTGGGACGGACACCGATATCCCACGCGTTGATCCCACCCAGGCCGGAGATGACGAGGCGAGTGAGGAGGCCCGGGAAAAGGACGGCGACGAAAAGCCAGTGCGCACGCCTTCACCGCCTCTCATGTTGACCATTCCCCAAGCCAAGGAAGCGCTGTCGCGCACGTTGGGTGTACCGGTCGAGAGCATCGAGATTATCATTCGCGGCTAATGCGCTATCAGGCGCCTATTCGCTTCTTGGAACGTCTGGGCAGCCTCCTGCACGCCTCGTCATAGCCTTTGTCCGTTGGATTAACGGTGGTCTTGCGCTCTTCGGGCAGGACAAGAATGGTGTCCATGGAGAGCTTGTTTCCCACGGTTTTGAAAGCGTATTCAGTCATGTAGTCGGGCGTATGGACCACACGCCCGACCCACAGACGGGCAATGTGCGTCTCATCGATAAGCTGATCATGATTGGCTTTGGCCCACAGGTGGAATTTGCGCTTGAACCGCGACACAGGCGGCTGAAGAAACATTGCGTGAAAATGCAGCCCATCATTGATCGAGACATCTTGAATGCTCGATTTTTCCGTCTTGGGTACGGGTAGATCAGGGGCCGCGAGCATGATTGGGAGCTTATTGCGCTCCCGAATATCGTTGGGACGATGGGCGAAGCGGGTGACGATGCGGCTGTAGAAGCGCCGAATATCCCCTTGGGCGAGCGGTATAAAATTCTCCTTAGGAGAAAAACTGACAGGCTGAAACATGAAGCTCAGAAAGAAGGGCTTGTATCCTTGATCCACGAGAGCCTTTACCCATTCTCCGTATGAGCGGCGAAGTCTATTCGAGTTAAAGAAGTCGCTCTGATTAAAAACGCTTTTGTACATACGGATAATACCCCAGTCTGTATCAAATATTTCATCTGATCAATGTAATAAAGGCACTGTCGTGCAATGATTATAGAGATCACATTCAACAATTGATCTATTTACGAATGGCTCCTCATGGCTCCTATGCAAATCACATCTATTATTCACATATTAAATACAGTAAATTTATGTGAATAATAGATGTGATTTGCATGTCGGGGCATGTGCTTCCGCGTCTCCTGCGAAGACGGGGTCGGGCGCGGAATCCGGATTGCCTTGAAACTGCGTTTTAGGCCGACAACATACTTAACAAGATCGCTCAAAAGACCCTAAGGGCCACAAAAGGCGGGCCTAAACAAAAAAAAGGCCCCTCCCGAGAGGGAGGAGCCGAGCATCAGTTCCGGAATTTTCCTTTCTAGACGCTCTCTGATTTTATCAGTTTCGTCACCTCGAACAGAGAGCGGGATTTATCGATCAATGTGGCGTAGATCTGAACCTGCTGTCCGATCTCGTATTTTTCGATGCGCTTTAGGCGCTTCTCGTCAAAGGTGAATTTCACCGCCGCCGGCTTCGAAGGCGAGGCCTTTTGACGAACTTGGCGAGGATCCATCTTGGCAGCCTCCTCGGCTATTTTCTTGTAGCCGCCGCGGAGCGCGATTTCGCGAGGCATATCGGCAAAAGACACCTCCTGATGCTGATGCAAATATTCAGCGCAGCGAGCGCGTGAGGCGGCAAGTTGATACGCTTGCTGAGATCTTGCGTTCGCCATATACATCATAGCCGCATGAATTGTATTCTTCGGTGGATGGACTCCATTCCAGAATTTCTTGCGCTTGAACGCGTCCAGATGCTTCTCTTCGCTCTGCAGGGCGTAGCCAATCTCTGCTGCCTCCGCGATGAGTTCTCGCACCTGATTGCGGTAACCCAAATTTGCTGAATTGTAACGCTTGCGAAGTGCCTCCAGAAGCTTGAGAGGCCCGCTCGAGTATTTGGTTGTGGACTGCTTCTTCATCTTTTCACTCCTTCACGTCAGGATTAATGAGGGCAAGGATTTCGCTTTCACGCCAAACGCGGAGGCGCTGTCCGATGTGGACGGGGCGCGGAAATCTGCCGTCCTTGATGCCACGCCACCACGTGGCACGAGACACCGGAATTGGGCCTTCGGGGCCAATCACCTGCTGAAGGCGAAGAAGGCGCACGGAAGTGTTGGAGGCAGTTTTCATCGCGAGCTCCGGATTTGGGGTGCACGAGGCCGTTCGCCGCAAAGGCGTTTTTCAAGCCGCATGTGTCGGGGATTGGCCACGTGGGCCGGGAGAGGGCGGGTTTTCCTGATCAGGGAAGATGGCCCGCTAAGGTCCTTGTTGTGCGCTTAGGGGGCGTTTAGGATGCAGTCATATCAGGCCTTTCCAATGGGATAAAATCATCCCATATGAATTCTTATAAGCCCATATAACCGCTTTTCAAGCTTAAAATTTAAAATGCCCAAAAAATCTCATTCCGTCGGCGATCTTATTTTCAGTGCCCGAAAATCATCCAGCATGTCCGCCCAAGCCTGCATCATCGCGACGCGCTCCGGCCAGTAGGTGGCGCGGTTATAAGCGCGCCGCACGGCATTGGGCTCCACATGCGCCAAGGCCGCTTCGATCACGTCCGGAGGGAAGCCGCGCTCGTTCAAGATCGAGCTCGCCGTGGCCCGGAAGCCGTGCGCCGTCATCTCATCTTGCGTGAAGCCCATGCGCCGAAGGGCGCTATTGAAGGCGTTCTCGCTCAACGCTTTCTTATGCGAGCGGATCGAGGGGAACACGAGTTCGCTGGTTCCCGTGATGGGGTAAAGGTCGTCGAGCACCTGTATCGCTTGGCGAGACAGCGGCACCAGATGCGGCCGGCGCATCTTCATCCGATGCTCCGGGATCGTCCATACCCCCTTCTCGAGGTCGATTTCCTTCCATCTTGCGCCGCGCACCTCTCCTGGCCGGCAGAAGGTCAGTGCGTTGAACAACAGCGCAGCGCGGACGGAGGGCCAGCCGGTATAGGTATCGATGGAGCACAGAAGGGCTCCAACGTCTTTTGGCTCGATGAGCGCGGCCCGATGCACCACCTTTGGAGGGCGAAGAGCGCCGCGTAGAGACGCTGTCGGGTCTGATTCCGCGCGCAAGGTCGAGATGGCAAGGCGGAACACGCTGCCGATGGTCGAGCGAAGGCTCCGGGCTGTCTCCAGCCTACCGCTGCGCTCGACGCTCTGGAGAACACTCAGCACTTCCACAGGTGTGATGTGCGAGATTGGGCGATTGCCCAATGCCGGGCCGGCCAGTTTCTCGAGGAACCATCGGTTCTTTGTCAATGTCGCCGGTGCGCAGCCCTTGGCGCTAAGTCTCTCGAGATACTCCGCCGCAATGAGACCGAAGGTGTTCTCGGCCGTCGCAGCCGCTTCGATCTTGGCCTTCTGCCGAACAACCGAGGGATCTTCGCCGTCCGCGAGGGCGCGTTTGGCTTCGTCGCGTTTTTGTCGGGCGTCGGCGAGGGAGATAGTGGGGTAAGGGCCGAAGGAGAGCTGTTTTGCCTTCCCCGCGAAGCGGTAGGCGAGGCGCCAGAGGCGGCTGCCGGAGGGGGTAACGAAGAGGAAAAGACCCCCGCCATCGAAAAGCTTATAGGCCTGTTCCTTCGGCTTGGCGTTTCGAATGGCGATGTCGGTGAGGGGCATGTGTAGGCATCTCAAATCGGCCCGAAGCCGCGATGCCTACAAAAATGCCTACAAATTTCTGAGATGCAACGGCAGGCCATGCGCGCGTGTGAGGCTCTGGGAGACGCTCAATTCATTGATTTTCCAGAGAAATGAGATTTTCTGAGATGCCCTGAGGCAAGAAATTGGAGCGGGCGATGGGAATCGAACCCACGACATACAGCTTGGGAAAAGGGCGACAAACGTTGATCTAGCTTCTTCACGTTCCCCATGGCGTCTCCGGCAAGGAGACACATGGGATTGCGCGGGATTAAGCGGGATAAGGCGGGACGCGGCAAACAGCGAGCGAAGGCAAGGCGTGATACGTCAGGACTCTCCTACGCAGTTTATGATGGTCACGTCCATCTGGGGACCGTTCTAGGACGACGTGCTGGCGGCTTCGACGCGCGCTCCGCAAGTGGTGGTCGCCTTGGCCATTTCGATTCGATCAAGGCGGCGGCCGATTGCGTTGGCCGAGGTGGCCAATGAGCGTCGTCTCGGCCGTGCACGTCATGCGAAACCGCGTTGATGCGGCCAGCGTGAAGGATCTGGATCTCGTCGCCCGTGATATGTGGCGGGCGCTGACACGAGGAGAAATCTCCGACGAGGAGGCCGCGGAGATCGATGCCCAGATCAGCGGTCGGCGCGAGAAGCACGCCTACTCACCCGTTCCAAATCGTCTTGTCCTGAGCAGATTCAAGCCTCGGCAGCGGCAGCGGTCGCCTGACCGGCAGGCGTCGCGCGACCGGCGGCGACGCCTGGGCGGTTCCAGTGTTCTGCCCGATAGCCTGCGCCATCATTACACCGAGGGGCAGCGCGCCGTTCTCTGCATCGTGGCAGGGGAGATCAAGCACCACGGCATCTGTGATCTCCCGATCGACAAGATAGCGGCGCTCGCAGGTGTGTGCCGGACTACGGTGCAGACGACGCTCCATGAGGCGCGGCGGCTCGGCCACATCAGGATCACTCACAGGCCGCGGCGCGGCCAGAAGAGCCTCCCGAACCTCGTTTCGATTGTCTCGACGGCTTGGCTCGCCTGGTTGAAGCGTGGCCCCTCAGCTCACCGGCCGACAGGGTCCAGTTTGCTTTCGCCGGTCAAAAAAGTGAGCCCCACGAAGAGCATAGAGGGCCTTCAAGAAAGGGCATTGAGATCGACGAATGCGCTCCAGGCACGGCAAGGAACGCTGGGGTTGGGGACAGATCCGCGTCGTGGAGGGCTGCAGCCTGAATGAGATCGCTTTCGAGGGGTTCGCTGCCCTCAAATACCGCCCAAACGCCTGGGATAGGGGGGGTGGTGCACGACCTCGGGCCTCGCATCAGGACCGGTGAGGTCCCGCCCGTGCGTGATATGCACCATATGGTGTTTTTTCTGATGAAGGTCAAAAGGTTATTGGCTATTCGATGTTTAGTCAAGTTCTTTTTGGCATAAATTGGCACAAGCATCCGTCTAGATGCGGAGATTTACAAGGCGCATACAATTATGGATGCGCAACCCATTCAAAGTGCTACGCGGCTTCTTCGACACAAAGTCTCTGGCGCTGCCGGAGGCCGATCTTCTTGCGCTGTTTGGCTCAGGCTCCCAGACTGCCGCCGGTGTAGCCGTTGGCCCCGGCAATGCGCTCACCGTGCCGGCGGTTGCATGCGCCATACGTGTCATTTCCGAAGCGGTCGCGACCCTTGATGTGCGTGTCGTCCAACGCGGAGACGACGGCACGGAACACGACGTTCCCGATCATCCTGCCTGGGCCTTGCTGCGCGACGCTGCCAATGATTGGACGGACGCCTTCAGTTTCCTCCGTGACCTGACCGCTCAGGCGCTCATCTATGATGCTGGTGGGCTCGCATGGGTTAATCGCGTGGACGGGCGGCCTGTCGAGGTCATCCACTATCAGCCGAGCTACCTGACGGCGCAGGACGATGGCACGGGCACGGGTGCCTTCCGGTACACCCTGAACGGCCGGGATGTTCCGGCCGAAGATATCATTCACCTGAGGAGCCCCTTCGGCCGCTCTCCGCTCAGCCTCGCACGTGAGAGCATCGGGCTGGCCTTGACGTTGGATGCCCACGCGGCCCGGCTGTTCGGCAACGGTGCCCGGCCCTCCGGCGTTCTGTCGCTGAAGGAGCGGGTTACGCCCGATGCGATCAAGCGCATTCGCGATTCCTGGCAGCTCGCTCATGGCGGTGGAAAGTCCGGCGGCACGGCGATCGTGGAGGGAGGCGCCGAATACGCGCCCCTCACGATGTCATCCACCGACGCTCAATTCCTCGAGCTGACGCGGTTTCAGATTCTCCAGATCGCGCGTCATTTCCGTGTGCCCGTGACGATGCTCCAGGATCTGGAGCGAGCCACCTGGAGCAACATGGAACAGGCTGGTCAGGAGTTCCTCGTCTATTGCCTTGAGCCGTGGCTGCGCGCCCTTGAGGGATGCCTCCGGCGTGCATTGTTCACAGCGGATGAATTCCCTTCTCACCGAGTGGTTTTTGATCGCGATGACCTCACGCGCGCCGACATTGGAGCGCGTGCGACGGCTTACAGTTCGCTCATCGCGAGCGGCGTGCTGAACGCCAATGAGGCCCGGGCCTGGGAGGGACTGCCAGCCCGAGAGGGCGGCGATGCCTTTGGCAACCCCTTCACATCTACGCCTACCGGGGCCGCCACGGTGCAGGGAGGCGCCTGATGGATCGCGTGTTCATCGAGACCAAGATCATGGTGGACGATGCGGGCGCCATCGAGGGGCTTGCGTGGCCGTTCGGCACTCCTGACCGTATCGGCGACGTGATCGAGAAGGGTGCGTTTGCCGGCGCCCGCCTGCCCCTGCCCATGCTCTTTGGACACGATCCGAATGACCCCGTGGGCGCCTGGAGCGAGGCCTTGGAAGAGGCGGACGGCCTGCGTCTCAAAGGGCGCCTGCTGGTTGCGGAGGTCGCCAGGGCGCGCGAGGTCCGGGCGCTCGTCCAGGCAGGCGCCGTGCGCGGGCTCTCTATTGGTTTCCTCACGAAGAAAGCCACGCCCCGGAAGGGCGGCGGCCGGACCATCTCCGCGCTCGACCTGGTCGAATGCTCGCTGGTCAGCGTCCCCATGCATCCCGGCGCCCGCATCACGGCCGCCAAATCCGCCACGGCGGCGCTTGCCATCGCCGGGGCTCTTCACCGCGCCGCTATGGCGATCAGCACGAGGTAAGCCATGTTCCACGATGCGAAGGCGGTGCTCGGCGCCGTCGAGTTCAAGGGCGAGGAAGACGATCCCGCCGCCGTCGTCACGAAGGCGCTGGACGCCTTCAAGGGCGAGGTGATCGGCCGCCTCGACAAGGTGGAGGAAAAGGCTGGCGCCGCGGACAAGATCGCCCTGCGCCTGGACAAGCTGGAGGCGAAGCTCAACCGGCCGGCCGGCACGAAGGACGATCCGGCGGAGCCGAGCGAAGAGCGCAAGGCGTTCGGCACCTACCTGCGCCGTGGGCGCGAGACGCCCGAGGCCGATCTGAAGGCGCTCACCGTCTCCAACGACTCCCAGGGCGGCTATCTCGCCCCTGCGGAGATGAGCACGGAGTTCGTCCGCGACCTGGTGGAGTTCTCTCCCATCCGCTCCGTGGCCAGCGTGCGCGCCACCGGCTCGCCCTCGGTGAAGTATCCCAAGCGCACGGGCATCACCAACGCCCGCTGGGTCGGCGAGACCGAGGAGCGCTCCGAGAGCGAGCCCAGCTTTGGGCAGATCGAGATTCCGGTGCGCGAGGTGGCCACCTATGTGGACATCTCCAACCAACTCCTCGCGGACAGCGGCGGCATCGCCGAAGCTGAGGTGCGGCTCGCCCTGGCCGAAGACTTCGGCCAGAAGGAAGGGGCGGCCTTCGTGGACGGGGACGGCGTGAAGGAGCCCATGGGGCTCCTGACAGATCCCGGTGTCGAATTCACGCTGAACGGCCACGCCACCAACCTCTCCGCCGACGCGCTCATCAGCCTGATGTACGCGCTGCCGTCCGCCTACCGGAACCGTGGCTCCTGGCTGCTCAACGGCACCACGCTCGCCACCATCCGCAAGCTCAAGGACGGGCAGAACAACTACCTCTGGCAGCCGTCCTTCCAGGCCGGGCAGCCGGAGACCATCCTCGGCCGCCCGGTGGTGGAGGCCGTGGACATGCCTGACGTGTCCTCGGGCGCCTTCCCGATCATGTTCGGTGACTTCGCCACCGGCTACCGGATCGTGGACCGCCTGGCGCTGTCCATCCTGGTGAACCCCTATTCCCTCGCCACCACGGGGCAGACCCGCATCCATGCGACCCGCCGCGTCGGCGCGGGCGTGGTGCAGGCGCGCGCGCTGCGCAAGCTCAAGATGGTGACGAGCTGAGGAGATACGACCCATGCGTGACCTTCACAGCAACATCGGCGTCATCGAGGCCATTCCGCCCGCGGTCTACGATGCGGACAACAGCCCGGCGGCCATCGACCTCCTCGGCTTCGACGCCGCCGAAATCGTCATCCATGTGGGGATCGGCGGCATCACGTTCACCGGGACGAACAAGATCGAGTTCGTGCTCTCCCACAGCGACGATGAGAGCGCTTACGCTCCCGTCACCGTGTCCGATCTTCTTGGTGTCGCGTCGGTGACGAACGGCATCGTCCTGGCCTTCAAGACGGCGCATGCCGCCGCCACGCTTCATCGCCTCGGCTACATCGGCGGCCGGCGCTACCTGAAGCTCCTGGCGGACTTCGGCGGCACCCACGGCACCGGCACGCCGCTTTCGGCGACGGTCATCAAGGGCCACGCCGCCAGCCGGCCCGTCGCAGCTTAGGGCGCCTGTCCTTTGAGGGGGCGTCGCGGTCCCCCCAACACCGGAAAGTTCGCCTGCCTGGCGCCCGCGGTGCAAGCCGTTTGTGGGGTTCAAGGCGAACGAGATCGCGGGCACCGGCGGATGTTTCCTAGTCCGCGAAGGGCTTAACGGGGAGGCGGGCCGTGCTCGCCTCCCCACACTCCAGGTGAAAGAGCATGCCTGTTCGTGCCCCAAGGATTTGCCCCTGCGGCTACCGCATCGCCAGCGGCGAGCGATGCCCATGCGAGCGCAAGCGCGCGGCGGCTCGGAATGCTCGGGCGGATGCCGCCCGCCCCAGCGCGCGGCAGCGAGGCTATGACACCCGCTGGGACAAGGCGCGTGCTGGGTATCTGCGGTCACATCCCATGTGCGTCCGGTGCCATGCGCCGGCCACGGTGGTTGACCACATCGCGCCTCACCGCGGCGACCAAGCGCTTTTCTGGGACAAGGGAAACTGGCAACCGCTTTGCAAGCCTTGCCACGACCGAGCGAAGCAGGGCGAGGAAAAGCGGAGCGCGAGGGGTGGCGTACTGGCTCATCCCTTCCTTCGGCCGTCACGCGTCCCTGTCACCCTTGTCTGTGGTCCGCCGGGTTCCGGAAAGAGTACCTATGTCGAGAAGCATCGGCGTCCAGGCGATATCGTCATCGACTTGGACCTGATCAAGGCAAAGCTCTTCCACACCACCAGCCACCAGGCCCCTCGTAGCGCCGAGGCGACACGGCAAGCTCTGTTGGAGCGCAACCAGATCCTGACGGGGCTCGCTGACGATCACCTGCATGAGCATGTGTGGTTTATCGTTTCAGCTCCCGAGCAGGCAGAGCGCGACCTGTGGCAGCGAAAGCTGCGCAATGCCCGTTTGGTCGTGATGGATACACCGCTGGAGGAGTGCCTACGCCGAATCCGGGCCGATGTAAGCCGCGAGGGACAGCGGGACTGGATGGAGGATCTGGTGCACCAATGGTTCGCGCGGGCGCGGCGCGAGAAGGATCTCCGCAATGTCTGACAGCCTCAATGCCACGGACGTGGTGAGCCTTGATGATCTGAAGCGCCATCTTCGGGTGGATGGGTCGTATGAGGATTCGACCCTTGAGCAGATGCTTGAGGCCGCCCTGCGGCATGTGGAGGCCTGGGTCGGGCCGCTCGCCACCTTCGAAGGTGAGGTTCCTGATGACATCGGGATGGCGATGAAGGTGCTCGTCGGCCACTGGTTCACAGAAGGGCGGGAAGCTGCACTCCCGGAACCTCTCCTCGAGATCCCGTTCGGATTTCGTGAGCTCATCACTCCCTATCGCAAGTGGGAGTTCTGATCATGCGTGGCCATAAAGCCGAAATATCTCCGACCTGGGAGGCGGTGGGTGAGGACGTTCCCGCTGCGCCGGATTGGCTGACCGACGATGCCCTGGCCGAATGGGAGCGCACGCTGCCGATCCTGATGAAGGAGCGGCGTACACTGACCCTTGCGGATCTCGCGAGCTTCGCGAATTACTGCACAGCCGTGGGGCAGGTTGCCGAGGCGGCCCGTATTCTCAAGGACGGCGGGCTGATCTTCATGGGGCCGAGCGGTCCCAAGCGGCATCCGGCTGTGGTCATTCGGAGCGACGGGCTCACGCAGGCGCGGCAGCTTGCTGCCGAACTCGGCCTCACGCCGGCAAGCCGCGGGCGACCTGGTATTCGGGAGGGGGCTGATAGCGATCTGGGGCCCCTTTTCTCTGGGGGACTTGGCCTTGATTGAGCAGAGTACCCCTGACCCTCTTGGATATGGTCAGCGGGCCGTCGATTTCCTCCGAGCGCTCCGTCACCCGAAAAGCGGATTGCCGGGACGGGCATTCCAACTGGACCCTTGGCAGGAGCGGATCGTGCGCCGGATTTACGGCCCACGCCACGAGAATGGCTTGCGGATCGTGAAGTCCGTGGTGCTACTGCTGCCCCGAGGCAATCGAAAGACGAGCCTCGCCGCTGCTCTCGCACTACTTCATACCTTTGGTCCCGAGCGTCTGCCGGGCGGCGAGGTCATTTCCGCCGCTTCAGACCGCAAGCAGGCCCGCATTGCGTTTGATGAAGCGGTCGGCATCACTCAAACGACACCGGGGCTGAAGCAGCGTGTTTCGGTCCTGGAGTATCGGAATCGCGTCGTCAATTCGAAGTATCGCGTCTTTTACGAGTCCATCTCCAGTGACGCGGGCACACAGCATGGCCGCACGCCGGCATTCGTCCTGGCGGACGAGCTCCACGCCTGGAAGCGACGAGACCTCTGGGACGTGCTGCGCTCCGGCCTCGTGAAGACCGCCGGCTCCTTGCTGGTCGTTGCCACCACTGCCGGTCGCGGGCAGGAGAACATCGCTTTCGACATTGTGGACTATGCGCGGAAGGTGGCGCGCGGAGAGATCTCAGATCCCTCGATGTTGCCCATTCTCTATGAAGCGGATCGCGATTGTGACTGGACGGACGAGGCCGTATGGCACGCGGTCAATCCGGGCCTCGCCCATGGGTATCCCGACATCGAAGGTCTGCGTCAGCTCGCCCGTGAGGCGCGCCATCGCCCGGGAGATCGGGAGGCATTTCGTCAGTTGAACCTCAATGTCTGGCTCGACCACAGCGCCGATCCGTTCGTGGATATGGCCATCTATGACGAGGGTGCTGCGCCAGTCAGCCTGGATGATCTAGCTGGCGAGCCGTGTTGGCTCGGCGTCGATCTCTCCAGCAACGGCGATCTGACCTGTGTCGCGGCGGCCTGGCGTGACGGCGACGATGGCTATTTCGTCCATCCTTGGTTCTTCTGCCCGAAGGACAATCTGCGCCTCAGGTCGGAGCGCGATGGCGTTCCGTATGTCACATGGGCCGAACAGGGCTACATCGAGCCCACCCCTGGAAATGTCGTGGACTTCCGGCATGTGGAGACCACCATCCGCGACTTATGCGACCGCTTCGATGTGCGTGAGATAGCCTTCGATCCGCACCTCGCGCGCAACATGATGAACACTCTCGCCGAAGACGGCCTGCCGGCAGTGGAGATGCGCCAGGGCGTGGCCACCATGGCGCCAGCCGTGAAGGAACTGGAGCGGGCGATTGTCGGCCGGCGGCTGATGCACGGCGGCCATCCTGTGCTGCGCTGGAACTTCGACAATATCGCTGTCCACACTGATAGCGCTGGCAATGCCGTGTTCCACAAAGGGCGAAGCCGGGACCGTATCGATGGCGCCGTGGCTTGCGCTATGGCAGTCGCTCGTGCGGCGGCCGGCTCCCTCCCGTCGATCTATGACAGCGATCAGTGGAAGCCAGAGATGATGGTGATGTAAGTGTCGAAATTACAATCCATAATTTATTCATCATTTCTCTTATGCTGAAAATAAGCAGATGTATCTTCGACTTTTTTCTTTAATTGATTCAATAAAGCTCGCTCTGCTATTGAGTATGATGGGTAGTAAACCTCAACCATTGGCTTTGGTGCGCCGCCGGTCCACTTTTGCGCTTCGCCCGTAGAGTATTTTCGTTTTCCTTTTTCAAATAAATCACGATATCGATACGGGGATACGCCAATAAATCCGTCAAATCCAACGCGATTAATCTGTGGCTTGGAATCTGTATAAATTGCATCACCATGCAAATCTTTCGCATAGCTCTTTGGGTATGGCTCTAAATATACAACACGAGATATGCCGGCGGCGACAATGTGTTTTGCACACATATGGCATGGAAAAGTGGTGCAATATAGCGTGCTGTCTTTTATGGGGATCCCCAGCCTAGCAGCGTCGCTAATGGCGGACATTTCTGCATGTATAATTCTACCAAACTCAAGTATATCCATCATTTTAGATTTTCTAACACTGCGATCAGACGTGTCCTGAAGTAAATTTTGACAAATTTCGTATGTATTATTTATTTCAGATAGATTTTCAGATAAATGACCAGATTCTTTTAATCTATCTATCACGTCAACAAGTAATTCGATCTTCCGACGCTCATTTGGGTCGTATCCGTCCACGAAATCGCGCCTGTCTATAGTATCTTTCGTCCAGTACGTGCCGCCACCGGCCTTCGGAACCTCATTGCATCCCAATGACGCAACCTCACCCGAGGGGCGAAATATTGCCGCTCCGACTTGCCTTGAAAGGTCAGATGACCTTAGCGAGGCTGACTTTGCCATGTACATCCCATATTCGTCCCGAGTGGGTGTAATTTCATTATTTCCAAAAAGTAATTTTATGAATCTTCGGATTGTATCGGAGCATTCCGAAGTTGAACTTGCGTCGATAAATACATCTCCGAGCGGAAAAGCATCACGTACGTTCTGCCCATGTGTGTCCAGTGTCTCTTTAGAATCCTGGGCGACCAATCGATTGGCGCGGTCAACTAGTTCTATTTCTGCGACTAGGCCCCCGCAAGATCTGCTTTCTTCTTCCCGAATGCGTCTAAGTCGAGACTCTTCCGACGCAGTTGCGGAAATAAGAATAAACTGCCGTCCATATATGCTTCGCAAAACCGTTATTTCTTCAGGCCTCTTAAATTGCCTTATGATGTAAGCCTGATTTGGAAGGGGCTCTGCTTTATTTCGCTCGTCGTCATTGGAGGCATCGTGCCGTTCTCCATCTGATCCAGCAGGGGGCTGCGCCATGCCTTGTTTCTGCTGAGCATCTTGAATTTTCGCTTTCCATCTCTTGGCTCGGAATTCCCGGATCGCGCTGATAGCCAATGCCGCAAGGGCGTGGTCGCCCGCCTGAGCTCTAACGTCATTTGCGAATGCAATTCGATCTTTAATTGATTGGATATATGGGCTTTTAGCCACGGTCCTTTCGGGGAAAGCATCCTGCATCAAGGCGGTGAGACGAAATAGCTGCGTCTCGTACTGCATCTCTGTTAGCGCCTCCGCCAGGAGATCACTGACCAAATTCAGGTCGACTCCGATGGGTGCGACAATTCCAAAAATCAACTCAGGCGCGGGTGTGGATTGCAACGGTTGGTTCATGGCTACGGCTGCATCCTTGAGCTATGACACTCGGGAACGGAAAACGTGATTTGCGTGTTACCGAACTAGCGAGTCCACTCGGTAAAAGGGCGAGTCATACGAGGGGAATCAGATGGCAAACGAAGTCCGGTTACCTCAAGGCTGGTTTGTGGAAGACGTCCGGGGGGCGGCTGCCCGGCACAGCGAGTGGTCTAACTCCAGCCCCAGCACGATAATTCGCTCTGTTCAGCTTCAGCAAGCGTCATCGCAACCTAGTAGGTCAACACCTCAGCTTACTAGTACGCGGAACCCAAATACAACTCGGTAAGCTAAGGCTTAAGCCGGGCGAGGCCGTCTGCGCAGGCCATTTCGGTGTTAGTCGGGATGGTGGTAGGCAGATGCATGATATGCATCTGCCTTTTAGCGGCTTGGCTATGTCTTAGAAGGGTGCCCCTTCTATCGCCAATCGCACTGAACACCCATAGCAGGCACGCAGTCCTCACCACCCTGGACAGTTCCCCAAATCTTCTTAGACGAAGACCGATGATGTGCGCGCATCGATGGGCCGTGCCAGACCATATAAGTGCATCGCCTGTTTCACGGGAAATCAGTGAAACACATTGATTTTGAAAGAGATTTCGCATGCCAGGAAAGATGAGGGCGCCCCCATCTTATTATTGCTCCCTGCGCGCCCTGCCATCCGGGTATGAAGATCGTTCCAGCCATTAGGATGAACCCGAAGATGATTTGCGTGTGTCCTGACTCGAATTACGTAATTTAGTTATTTGTATATCGACTCATATGCGCGTATTCGCCTAATTTTTCTCTCTCTAAGATTAGAGTAATATATGAATTGTCTGGAGAAAAATTGATATCAAACGCCCGATCTACAACTTTATATCGCTCAGACATTCCACTTTTGTTGAAATACATAATCGAATCACCAATTGATGGAATATGTCCATTAAAATAAGAAGAATGAAAATCTTCGCCATCGTCGATCAGTTTATCGCCGGAACGAAGGAATATCCTCACATTTACGTCTGAATTCATTTCCCCCTCCGAGGTAGATTTTCCAATATAGCGACCTTGTCATTCTAATTTTCGGTCCGCCACCATTTTTTTAGACGAAATCCACACCATCTTCTTCTAGAGTGCGCTAGGTGACTTCGGGTGTCTGCGGCTTAGACCCTCGCCAAATTCAAACGCGACGTAGTCGCCGCTTAAGCCCGAAGTTCGGATGCTGGATCGCGAATGTGCACGCGCGCTCCGACTCGCTTTGCGCAACCATCCTAGCGTAGGCTGCGCCGTTACACGCGATTTGAAGTCAGGCAGTTCCTCCTGGAGCCTGGTCCATGAGCCAAGACGATGACCGGCCGCCTCGGCCCCCTTTAACCGTCGTCGCTCAGAACGACGATCGCGCGATCCGACTGGAGGGCGTCAAGCAGGCGCTGGAGGCGGATTTGAGGGCGCTCGCCGCTAACGTGATGCGTGTCGCGCGAGGGGCTGGGAAGGCTTACGAGATCGGGCGGCAGTGCAAGGCCGTCGCCGGCCGATTTGAGGAGTACAGATCGGTAGCAGGTCATTACCCGCCCACTCACGAAATAGATGCGGCAATTGCGATCCGGAGGGAGATCCCGAGCGCGGCCTCGGATCGAGAGTATGAACGGAGTCGGGGAATTGACACCGTCATGAGGGGTGCACTGCAAGCCGCCGCTTCTCATCTTGTGGGGCAGCGGACGCAGGAGGCGGCAGGGGAGACGCAGCTACTCGAAGGTGTCCGAATTCTGGAGAAGCTCCGAGAGGAAAACCGGAGGGAGGCTGTGTCTCGAAAAGAGAGAGAAGATGCCTTTGAAAAATGGAAGTCTGAGCGTGATCGCAAGAAGTAGATGACCTATTGCGATTTGGTTGATGATTTATATATCGGCGCCGCATCCAGGGTCTGTGACAAGCTCGATGCCCGCGCTCGCAAAGATGGTCCTTATAGTACGCTCGTCCAGGTCCGGATCTCGCTTTAGGCGGCCGGCGGAAGTGCGGCTGAGCTTTTGGTAATCAACGAAAACGAGGGTGATACCGTTCGCAGGAAGATGGAGACGCCGCCGCTCGTCATAACGCCTCCGCTGCTCTCCCCGATGGACTCCGCTGACCGTCATACGGTGGGGTTTGTCGAAGTGAGTCACAGCGCGGGTGTGTTGAGCCTCGTGATACTCGACCGCCAGGTTGAGCGTGGGATAGAAGGCATCGACCGGCAAGCGAGCGCACCTGCCACCTTTCCCAGGGTCTCCCAACAGGAAGTCGAACCGCTTCTGCCGCTCCGACGTTAGACCAAGCACGCGATCGCAAAGGTGCAGAACGTAGGCTTCATCGCTATCAGCACGGCGGGCCATGATAGCTCAAGACGCCTTCTTAAGGCGGACGCCAGCGCCGCCGCCGTTCTCTGCGATGAACTCCACGCCAGCCTCTTCCAGCGCGCGCTGGATGGCTTCCACGGTCCGCGGCTTCAATTCCTCGCCAGCCTCCAGGCGGGAAATTGTGTTGGTGGAGACCCGGGCTTTCTCCGCCAGCTGTCTCACACTCAGCCCCAAGCCCGCTCGGGCCATCTTGCACTGTTCTGGTGTCATTTGTTCGAAATCGCGTTGACGTTGCGATTTTGTTAACCTAAGAATCGCAACATAATCTCGTTTTCGCAATCTAACATTGGAGCGCACCGATGCCCATGCATTCCGGTGAACAGGAGTCCTTTGTCCGCCCGCCGTCCCGTCGCGTTGTTATGGCTGGAGCTGCGGCACTCGCTCTTGCCCCGGCTGTGGCCGGCGCCACATTCGCGATGTCTGCGGAAATGCGAGATCCGGTCTTCGCTGCAATAGAGCGCCACCATCTTGCATACGCCGCCCTCCAGGAAGCGGATGTCGCCGAGGATGCGTGTGACGCCCCGTTTGGCTCAGTGGAGATGAGGGAGCTCGAGGAGGCCGGCTACAACGCCTTTTGTGCTGAGCAGGATGCATTCGAGGCTCTTGCGCGCACCGCCCCAAGCACCGCGCTCGGCCTTTCTGCCTGGGTCACTCATCTCGTGTCCAACAGGAATCGCTTCAGCCCGGCAGACGTGGTCGAGGATGAGGGGGAGGTGCCTTTGGTGATTGTGCGGGACATGCTGAAGGCTGTTCAGGACTTTGCTGAGCGCGCGCGAGGGGTGGGACCATCAGCGTGAAGGGTGCCATATCCGAGATTGACCCCGGCGCTGGCCTAAGGGTGGTTTCTCCCGTGTGCGGAAGGTTTGCGCGCTTAGGGCAGCGGTCTTGAAAACCGCCCCATACGCGCGAGGCGGCAGACGGGGGTGCATCTGGCCTAACGGCGTTTTCTTTTGGCCTCGGCGCTGTGCGCTGATTGGAGTGGAGGCCACTCTCCACTTCCTTCTCGATAAGGGGATTTGGGACGCAACAACGAAGCGATCGTAAGGGCTGCGCTGGCGTTCGTTGATCAAGGCGCGATGCCCGGGAGTTGAGGCTGCCCATCTAGCCTCCCTCGCCTGCGAAAAACCATTGCCCCTCCGTTTTTGTTTTGGTAAATTCAAAACATAAAAGGAGGTCAAGGTGGCGTCAGTTTCCCAGGCAGTCGAGGCCATATCCGTGGTGACGATGACGGAGGAGAAAACCGTCAACGTCTACGCTCGCGCGCTGATCGATGCTGGCGTCTTACCCAAGAGCCGGGGGCGAGCTATTGCACATGTCCGCGGCGAACACGTTGCCAAATTGTTGCTCGCCATCGCCCTTAAGCCGACAATCAAAGAAGCTGCAAAAGTAGTTGAGGCCTACTCCGAACTAGAGGCAGAGACTAATTATGGAATTGTTACTGCAATAGAAATTCTCTCTGATCTCTTCGGAGCAGCCTCCGCTGGAGGGGTCTCTAGCAATTTTTGGCACGAAGTGACCTTCAGCGTCTACGAAAATAGGTTGGGTATTGACGTTCGACTTCCCGCCGGTCGCCGATCGAATCGATCTGATCGGGAGCTTATTTTCCGACTTGGCGGGATGGGCGACCTCGGCCCCTTCGAGGACGTTGCAAAATTCTTCATCAGCCCCAACAGATTTTTCTCGCGGAGTGCTACCGTCAGCTTCGATGCACTATTATTCATCTGCCAATTGATGAAAGCAAATGCACCAAATGCGACGGCGCAGGGTGAAGAAGCGGTGCAGCGCCTTCTAAGCACCTTCCAAACTAAACTCTCGGAAGACGGGCACCGCAACTTGAGCACCTTTAAGAGCTGGCAGTCCGAGGGGGGTGACAGTCATGACTAGCATGAGCAGATCGCCTTCTGTTCTCCGCGGGGCCAAGCAGATCGCGCACGAGCTCGGCGTCTCTGTGCGCACGCTCCACCGCCAGATTAAGGCGGGCAAGGTGCCGGTCGAGAAGGGTGGGTGTGGCGGCAAGACCTCCTTCCTTCTCCTCGATCGCACTGCTTTGTCCTCCAATTCCCAGAAGAAGGACTGAGACCATGGCTCGGCGCCCTTCAGATCCCATGCGCAATCAGGGCGACTTCCCCTGCGAGGCGGAGATCGCCCGGCGTCTGAGCCAGGGCCCGAAGGAGTGGGCTGCGGCTGCGATCATTCTGGAGCGTGAGGGCCTTCCCCGCGTGGACGCGCTCATGGGCGGGCGCTATTGGCCGGCCGTTCAAGAGTTCTTCCGCCGTCGATACGGCCTCTCTAACCTTCAGGTCTCGCAACCTGATGGGATGGAGAATCTCAATGCCCTCCGATGAGTTCGATGCGCCGGGATTGAAGGTCCGGCGCAATAAAGACGGGACGGCCCGGCTCTATTGGGTCGCCCGCGCCGATATCCGCAAGGCGGGCTATGAGCCCGAAACGGTACGCCTGCATTACGACCTTCACGATCCCCGGGATCGCCTGCTGATCGAGATGAAATGCAAGTGCCTCCAGGCGGAGATGTTTGCCTGGCGCGCCGGAAAGCGGGATCTGCAGCGGCCGTTCGATGGCACCCTCGCGAGCCTCGTTCGCCTGTATCAGACCGACGCTGCGTCGCCCTACCGGTTGGTGAAGCACAACACGCGCGAGACGTATGACCAGGTGCTTCGCCTGATTGAATTGGCCTTTGGGAAGCGGGTTCTGGTGAACCTTGCTCTGGGCGATTTCCGCCGCTGGTATGACGAGGCGAAGAAGCCCAAGGCCGCCGGCTGTCCGGAACGGGTTCGCAAAGCACACGGCATCATCAGCATGCTCCGGCGTCTGTTCGCTTATGGGACTGCCGCGGAATATGCGGGATGCGATCGCCTCGCGGGCATTCTGGAGGCCACGCGCTTCAAGCAGCCGAAGCGGCGGCGCATCCGGATGGAGCTTCACCACCTGCAAGCCTTCATTCCCAGGGCGATCGAGGCCGGACGCCTGTCGCTGGCCCTCGGCACTGCCATCCAGTTCGAGACGGGCATGCGCCAGAAGGATGTCATCGGCGAGTGGGAGCCTCACGAGGCCATCTCCGAAGTCGGGGACATGATCCTTCTCAGGGGCAAGCGTGGCCGGCGTGTCCTGCGCTGGGTGAACGGTCTCACCTGGGCTGACCTCGCCGGGGGTACCGTGCTCGTTAAGGAGACGACGAAGACAGGGGCGATGGTCGCCAATGATCTCGCGAACTCTCCCTTGCTGCTCGACCTGATCGAGCGAGTGCCGCTGCCGGCGCGTGTAGGTCCGCTCATCGTCGATGAGTCGGCGGGCCGCCCCTACGCGAAGCATGCCTACGCTCGCGAATGGCGGGTGATCGCCCGCGCGGCGGGCATCCCTGACCAAGTATGGAATATGGACGCCCGAGCGGGCGCCATTACCGAAGCCGAAGACGCAGGGGCTGATCTCGATCAGATCCGCGGTGCCGTCGGTCATACGCAGGCTTCGAGCACGGCCCGCTATTCGCGCGGGGCGCTCGGGAAGAGCCGCAAGGTCGCCGAACTCCCAAAGCGCGCAAAATCGCGTGTCACCGTGCGCAGGATCAAATGTCACCCGCGCGACGGTTCTCTTGAAGGTGGTTTTCAGGGGGCTGTGACCGACCTGAACGGGGGATCAATTGGTGCCCTCTCGCCGCCGCCGCCGAAGCTCTGCCATATTCAGCCGCACCTGCTCTCGCCGTTCGGGCGTCGCGCCGTAAGCGGCCTGATAGGCCCGATGCTCCGGGCTTGTAGAGCGCGGCGATCGCGCTGCATCCACCTTTCGCCAGCGCTCGCGCTCGCGCTCCACATAGTCGGGATCGAGCGCCTTGCGCACCGTGTAGAGGCTGCACCCGACAGCTTCGGCGATCCTGCGCAGGCTCAAGCTGCCCTCAGCGTGCAAGCGACGGATGCGGGCTAGCGTCTTCTCGGGGATTTGGGGCTTGCCCGCCATCATGCACCTGCCGGATAGGTGGGCAGGTCATCGAGCCGTGCGGGAGGTTGGCCAAGATCCTGCGCCTCAATGGCTGACCCGTAGAGGTTGATAAGGGCCGCTGCTGCCTCGGCCCCATTGGCCCATGCATTGGCAGCGGCGCCATCCCACCGCTCATATGCAGCGACGGCTTCGGCGGGAACGACCACCGCCTGCAGGGCGCTATCCGCCTTCAGACGGCGGGTCACTGCTGCGCCCTCTACCTCGGCCGTCTCTGTCACCAAGATCGCCCAATCCTCATCGCTCACCGCGTACAGGATGTTGGCGCAGCCCGCGAAAAAGCCCCAACCCGGCGACCGGTCCTGGATGACCCGCAGCGACGGGCAGTGGCCGCTGATCTTGATTGACGTCCCGGACAGGCCAATGCGCAATTCGCCCCTGTCGGCGGCAGCCTCGGTCAACTGGTAGTCCGCCCAGCCCGTAGCCCAATAAAGGACACGGCGCACCTCGCGGGTCGCGCGCAGCTCGGCGTCACGCTTGGCGGCAGCAGCCTTCATCACCTCGGTCGCTTGCTGCTGGCCATCGCGCCAAGCTGCGTCGAGGCGCGCTGCGTCGGCTCCAGCAAACGTCAAGGTCAGGTCCGCGAACCTCGCGTAATGCGTGGCGCCCATGTCGAGCATAGGGCCATAGTAACTGCTCGCCTTGGCATCGGCCGGGATCGGATAGAGGGGCAGCAATTCGCCCGCCAGGGCCTTGCCATCTCGAACTACGGGCGCCCCATCTCGATGCAGCGTTGCACGCACCAGCAAGCGGCCGTCTCCAGGTGTCTCGTAAGTGGCGACAACATCGACACCTGACACCGTGCGAAACTGGTTCTCTATCAGCGTTTGCATCGCGCCCTCCTGTTGGATCGTACTGTGTTACAATCCACGCACACTGTCAATCATGAGTTGCGCACTGGCTTCCTGCATCCTCTGACAAGCGATCTCGAAATATGCCTCGGTCATCTCGATCCCCACATAGTCCTGGCCCCGAGCAACGCACGCGACGCCGACCGTCCCCGATCCCATGAAGGGGTCCAGGATCGGCCCGCCCCCCATGGGACCAAGCAGCCCCTCCATGAGGTCCACCGGCTTGCCGGCGATATGGTGCTTTTGCTGGGGTATGGGCATGCGGAACACGCCTGGCGCAGTCGGGCCGGAGAGCGGCCGGGCGCCATTGGTGCCCCACACGACATATTCCGCCTGAGCGCGATATCGGCCGAGCTGCGGCCGTCCGCGCTCGGTCTTGTCCCAGGGCACGACCCCCCGCCAGACCCACCCTGCCGCCTGAACGGCGTCCGTGGTGGTGGGCAACTGCCGCCAGTCCGAGAAGGTGCAGACGATTCCGCCTGGCGCCGTCAGGGCACGCGCCCGGCTCAGCCAGAGCGTGGACCACGCGAAATAGGAGCGCTGGTCGCGTGTGTCACCGGCGAACTCAGGATAGATGCCGCGATGCTGGGACGACTGGTACTTGGCGCTCGTGGGAGCGCTCCGGTCACCCCGGAAGGCGCCTCCCGAGGAATAGGGTGGATCGGTCAGGATCCCCGCAAAAGAGCCCGCCTCAAGGGTCGGGAGGACGTCGAGGGCGTCCGCGAGATAGAGGGTGGCCGATCCGATTTTTTCGATGCGCATGATGCGTCTCCAGCAGGATGACGCTCGGGGCGCTCGGGTGCGGGCTCTGTGGGCCTCAATATGGTGATGGTGCCGCAGCGGCGACACTTGATCTCCACGGCGCCCGCGAGAGCGCCATGTGCGGCCCGGAAATGCAATGCTCCGCACCGCGTGCATCTTACGTTTTCCACTCCTTAACATCCCGGCTTTAAGGCCCCTTTCTGAGGGACCGAAAGCCTGTTCCGGTCGCGCGGGGGTTGCTTGCCGGCTGCACCCGCGTCGGGGCGCGAGCCCCGCCTCACTCAGGCCATAGGCGGCCAAACCATTGCTGGCAGCTCCGCGATGAGTTCAGCATCCGAGGGGATCGGGCGGACGCCTGCCTCGACCTCTGCCAGGATCGCGAGCGCAGCGGTCCAGACTGCCGAGCGCCATGCAAACAGCGCCTCGCCCTCTGCGGCGAATTGCGGATTCGGGTCATCCCGATAAGAGACGGCAGTCTGAGCGCTATCGTATCGGCGCTCTTGCGCAGTGGCATCGAGGTGGGCCTGCACGATAGCAGCGCCATGAGCGGTGAGCGCGGCCGGGGACGGGGGCACGGGCGCCTGGCTGGCCGCCCATTCGGCCACCACATCGGGTGTCCAGATCGCCTCAATCTCGGCGCGCACGGCCTCGGGGAGATCGGACAGATCGGCTCCAGGCTGGCGCGGCTCACGGTGAGTAAGGCCATCATCATCCGTCGCGCAGACGTAGACGAGCCCGCCAGGAAATGGGTCAATGTATAAATCGCTCATGACGTGTAAACTCCTCCGATTATCAATCCGAACGCTGACGATATTGCCGAAATATTCATGTCGACGGCGCCGCCACTGGCAGCGCTGCTGTATTGCAGCCACGCAACCCCAATAGAGGATGGCAAGCCGAACGGAGTTCCTGGCACGTTGATGCCGGAACCTCGCACCAGCAAGGGCTGGTTGTTGCCTGGAAAAGGCATGCCCCCGATCCGGGCGTTCCCGGTCCCTCCCGATCTCGTGCCAGTGATTTCGCCGCCGACATAGACCATCCGCCCGATCCGGAGATACCAGCCGGACCTGTTTGAATAAGAGATGTTGGGGTCAGCGCCATCTGATCCGAGCGATGGCGACCATGTGCCCGCCACGAAATCGACGCCCGTCGACCCGCTCAGCATCTGAGCCACGGTGCGGGCTGTCAGCACACCGCCGATATTTTGGAGGACTTGGCCGGCAGTGGTCGCCGGGATGCCGAGGTTCGTCAGCGCCTGCGTCTGCTGGCCACCGCTGAGCACTTGGGCTCCGTCATAGCGGAGCGCGCCCGCATTCAGAGTGCGCTGCACCCAGGCCGCACCGGTCCAGAAGAAGAAGTCACCGGTGGACTGATCTGCGACGCCGTCGCCGCGCTTTGGCGCCTCAAATCGCCATCCTGTCGTGGCCGAGATGGCGAATTGGTTGGCGTAACCCGCCCACGCGCCGGTGGGGACTGTCCCAACGACAAAGAAGGCTCCGAGCGCGGGAGAACCAGGCGGCGCGTTGCTTCCCACCGACACGACCAGAGGCAGGCGGATATTGGCCGCCAACATCTCATAGCGCAGGGCCATTGCGTTGAGCGATGCAACAGCGGAGACACCGGAAAAGCGATCGGGCGCATCGAGGCGGATCTCGAAGGCCGCTCCCGCAATAGCGGCACCGGCGCGCTGACTTTCCACGATCAGCGACGTGTCGCTCGGCACAGCCCCGATCGTGGATAGAAAGGCCGAACCGGGCGCCATGAACGTGTCGCCGGGGCGCGCCGGCTGTGGTCCACTTGCCCAAGTCGTGCCGGAGCCGACGACCTCGTTGGAACCACTGGCAATCGAGACAGTGCCGCTCTTGATGACGGTCATTCCGCCCTCCTACTGAGCGCGCGTGACGAGCACGCTCGGCTGATCGTCGTCCGCCGCGTGCGCCACATAATGAGTTTCAGGGGAGATCCCCGTCCGGGAGGGAACAATGAGGACGGACTGACCGATCCGCGCCTGCGCGTTGACCGCATCCAGCGTGCCGGCGGCGCCTGTCGCGACGATCTCGCCAGTAGACACGGTATAAAGAATGAAGTTGATCATCGTCTGTACTCCGTAACCATAGAGTAAACGTCCCGGAATCCGGCCGTGAACGTGCTTTCTTCGACTGTAAACGTAGATATTGTTGGGTCGCGGCGCAGCACGTTCAGCGCATCAATGCGATATTCATAGGTCCCAGCCGGAAGATTGTCCGTGTCGTGATGGATAATTTTAATATCCTGCTCACCGACAAAATATTGCCATCCTGGGTTAGGGGTGGCGGAGTCTAAATATTGAATTGGCAGAAGGTACGTTGTCGCCCCGCTGTAGCTCGTGCCATTCGGGCCTGAACGAACAACGCGCACCTCGAGATAATAATAAATGCGCTTTGAAGTATTGATGTAATCTTTGAATTTCGGGAAGAATCGAGCTTCAAAGACTGCATATGAGCCCGCTATGCGCGTTATCGAGACTGCACCGAACTGCCCTCCCGTGGCCGTGGGATAATAGGTAACCGCTGCGTTGGTGACAGCCTGCGGATAAATCCGATCCGTGGTCACGCCGCCGATAGTAAGAATGTTTGTGGTAACGCTCTGAGCGGCAAATTTGTTGGACGTAAACGATCCGTCCAAATACATATCTGCGCGAATGTAAACGTTCCCCGTGCTGCTTGTGTCGAATACAGCAAATGGGTTTCCGCTGGGGGACTCTATAAATAATTTATCGGCACTTATGGCAATGTAGCCAGTTCCATCTGATCGCGCGATAGCGCGTAATCCAGCGTTTACATTCTGAGCCTTGACATTCAACTGCCAACCCGCAGCGGCCCCACTCGGGTACGCGCCCGTTACCCAAGTTACATTGACCGACGCGTTAACGCCGTCGAGCGCACTCTCGACCGATTGAACTCGGGTAGCGAGGGCGTTGTCCCCACTCGCCCGAGCGTTTTGTTCGTCGTTGATGCGACTGTGCGCCTTGCTGAGGCCCGTGGCCGGATCATTCTGGGTGGCGGACACCGTGGAGATGCTCGCCGCGAGCACCTCGTCTGCGCCCACGCGCGCGAGCACCTCCTGTTGTACCAGCGCACGGGAGGCTGCCCCTTCAGCTTCGGCGAGAATGGTTACTCGGCTTTCGCCGGCCAGCCGCGACGCCTCAACAGCCGCCCCCAAAGTGGCCACATAGCCAGCAAGGAGATCGATGTCGCGAGACTGCTGCTCGCTCGTGCCGCGCAGTTGGTTGTTGATCAGATCCCGGTTGCCCTGGACCATGTCCATGCCGGGAACCAGCATTGCGTCGATCGTCGGTGCGTCCAGATCCACCACGCTATAGGCCCCCGGCAGGCCCGAGGCGCCCACGGCGGCGACGCGCAGGCTCAAGGCGCGGGGCTCCACCACCTGCGACAGTTTCGGCGCGAAGGGCTGAGCCAGGTGCGCCCAGGAGGTGCGTCCGTCATAGGAGATCTGCGCGATGTAATGGCGCGCGCCCGCCGCCGGCCACCAGTCGGCCGCGAGCACCGGCTCCAGGACGTTTTGCGAGAGAGTGGCCGTCAGGCCCGCGACCAGGGGCGTCTGCGGGTCGGAAAAGCTCGCCGCCGGCGGCACGTCGCCAGGGTCGCCGCTGTCGTCGTGCACGTCCTCGCGGTCCACCACGAGGGCGAGCTTGGTGCGGCCCGTCCCGGCCGGGGCGCCACCCAGCACGATGCAGCGCTTTTGCCAGGCGGTGCCCAGCCCAAGCGCCCAGCTCGCGGGATCGGCGCCGGCCCGGCGCGCCAGCGCCTGATCCAGCGTCACGCCCTGCTGGCTCTGGACAAGGGCGAGGTCCGCGCCATCAAGCACGGCCTCCGCGTCCGAGCTGCCGCGCGTGACTTTGATCGGCCCGAAAGGCTTCGCGTTGGCCCGCCGGATCTGGATGTAGTGTTGCCCGCTCCCCCAGCTCGCCGCCGGCTCCAGCGTCAGCGTGGTGCCCGCGCGCGCCACCACCTCGCCCGAGGCGCCCCAGCTCTGCGGCACATGGCTCTGCAGCGTCACCACAGATCCTAGCGCCAAGAGCCGGCCCTCGCTCGCGATGGTCGCCGTTGGTTTGGCCCGGCGGATCGTGTGCTGGCGCCACAAAAAGGCGCACTCGCGCATGGCATGGGCGCGCTGTCCCACCCCTCGGATCTGCACGCGCACGGGGTTGCTGGCCACCACGTCCGGCGGACACTGCACCTCCTGGACCGACCACGTGGTCTCGTCCAGATACTCGACAATGATCGCGTCCGCCGCGTCCTCGGCCTGGAGCAGATAATCGACGCTGAAGGAGTCGCGGATGATCTCGCCATCCGTGATCATCATGCTGGGAAGGGCCACCCACTGGTCGCGCACCAGGCTCAGTTGATCGCCGATCCAGCGATGCTTGGCCCGGCAGGCGGCCAGCGCCGTGTCCAGCGCCTCGGTGGCCTGGACACGCGTCCGAAACTCATAGTCGAAACAGTCGCCCCGGCTGGCTGCCGTAGCCGCCAGCGTCACCACCGCTTGGGCGTCCACCTTGTTGAGGGGCCGGCCGCAGCCATAGTCCGTGTTGGTGGCGATGTCGTAGGCCGCATAAGCGGGCGACCGCGTGGGCTGGTCGTCCCACCCGCTCCCGGTCCACACCGGCAGGATTCGCGTATCCTCCAGCCCCCAGCGCAGGGCCGCATTGGCCGTGAGCTGGGCCGTCGCCCGCATTCGGATGGCCGTGACCGTGAGGCCCGGAAATGTCTGCGTCCCCGGCGTATAGCCCCGCGCTGCCGCCCACTGGATGGTGTCCACGGCGCCGGGATAGGCGGCCGAGGCCACCACCCGCCGCGCTTGCACCTCATAGCGCCCCGCCGCCACGTCCACGCTGTAGGACATGCGGTAGGGCTCTTTGGTGGCGAGCCACTTGGCCTCGTCCACCACGGTCGTCCACACACCCGTGGGCGCGCCCGTCACGTCCACGGCGCGGATCTGCACCTGGTTGTGGGTCGCGAAATTCCCCGCCACGCCCTGGGCATTCGGGATGTAGCAGCCCTGCGGGAGCACGAAGTCGAACACCAGCCGGTTGACGCTCGTCCCGGCCGGGTTGGTGATGCCGCCATAGACCCACACGCCGGGATCATCCAGCGCCTGGCCGGAGACGCCCGGCGCCGTGGTCACGGACGCCGGGAAAAGCGTCAGCGTGTCGCCGGGCTCCAGGAGCTGAACTTGCACGTCGCTGAAGGTCGGCGAGACGTGGCCCCACTCGGCCCACTGGCTGGCGTCCCACAGCACCGCGTCGGCGATGGTGATCCGGTGGCGCTGGTAACGGCCGAGGCCGTGCACCAAGAGCACGTTTAGATATTCATCCTGCCCGACATATTCGGTCCAGGGTTGGGCCGCGAAGTCCGGCACCACCTTGGTGCGGCCATAGCGGACGGGAATCGTCTGCATCAGCCGCGCGGAATTGGTCTGCTGGCCGAACGCATAGAGCGGGGTCTGCGCCTGCTGGCCGGCATTCGCCGGGCGCGGCTGCACGAGCGTGTTGACCGCGAAGGCGCCGCCCGCCACCACGGCGGCAGAAATCGCAGTCGAAACGCCCGCGACCGTTGACATCCCTATTGCCGCCGCCGCCCACGTCCCGATGCCCGGCGCCAGGGCAGACAGGGCAATGAGCCCCACCAGGCCCACCACGCTCTTGGTGGTGGACGAGCTGCTGCTGCCGCTCCCGCCGCCGCCCAGCGGGCGGGATTGGAATTCCACCCTTTCCCCCTTGCGGATCCGCCGCCGCGCCCAGCCGCGCCGGGCGCGCAGCAGAGGCGCCCCGTCGATCACGCAGATGGTGGGCAGGCGGAAGCGCCAGCCCAGGCGCTTGAGGGCGCGGGCCACCGTCTCGCGGCGGCGCGGGGCGACGGTGGCCACCTCGTACCCGGGGAGGATGATGTGGGTGATGCTGGCCATCATCGGGCCTCATAAAATCGCTGGCGCGGCAGGCCGCTCGCCCGCAGCTCGGCCGGCGTCTGGAAGATCACGCCGACGCGATCATCCGAGTGGATCACGCCATGCTCGGCCGCCAGCCAGACGCCGATATGGTGCGGCCGGTCCACCCCGGCCATGAGCACCGCCGCCCCGTCCCGCGCCTGGATGATCCCGCCCTGAGCGAGCGGGCAAAAGCGCCAGGCGCTGCGCAGCGCCTGGCCGTCGAACTGGCTCTGGATCCAGCGCAGGTCCACCTCGGCCGGGATGGCGATGAACGGCACAGAGCGGCGCCACAAGGCTCCTTGAAGGTGCCTGAAAAGGCCGTAACAGGACCACGCCTCCGGCCCCTCGCCCGTGAGGCTCCAGGGGCGGCCGATCAGGTCGGAGAGGATCTGTGTGCGCGTCATGCCACCCGCAGCCCCGGAAACTGCGCCGGGCGATAGATCCGGCGCGGGAAGGAGAGATTGGCGAGGTCGGCCAGGCGCGCCTTGCCGGTCACGGTGCTGCCGCTGATCGTCACCTGGCGCACCACGAATTCGATCGGCCCATAGGACGGCTCGGCCGTCACGTCGCTGCGATACTCGCGATAGACCAGGAGCAGATCCGCCCGCACCTCAATGGCCGCGTTGAGGTAGGGCGTGAGCTGGTCGGCGACATTGTCGATGGTGACGGTGCACTCAGGCGTACGGCCCACGGCCACCTCCGGCGCGGAGGCCGAGAAAGCGCACCGCCGGAAGGTCTGCATGGTCCCCGGATTAAAAAGCGCGCCGGGCTCGATCCCCAGCACCCGGTCCACCTCATCGAGCACCAGGCGCACCGCGATCTGCAAGCCCGCCTCGATAATAGCCGGGTGCTGCAGCTCCAGGGTGACATGCAGATCCACGTCCGCAGGCGCACTCGCCACCGCCTCGGCCCATGCGTCGGTGTACGGGTCGCTCATGCCACCGCTCCCACAGATTGGAGATAGGTCCGGAGCGCTGCATGGAAGGTGGCCACCTCCGCAGCCGTCAGCCCCCCGCCCATGCTGAACGCGGCAATCCGGTCGGTGCACCAGTAGCCCCGTGCGGCGCCGCCGTTATAGGTGAAGCACAGCAGGTCCACGGGCATCGAGGGGATCGCCACGCTGGTGGCGGCCGTATCCACCAGCAGGGCGCCGTTTCGGTAGGCGCTGCGCGTCGCCGAGGAGCGGCGGCTCCCGACGAAGAATCCCTCGGAGTTCGCGTTCGCGAATGTGGAGGACTGGTCGTTGACGGAGATGGCGGCGCGATCCGTCGAATAACGGTGCAACATGCCAACCTGAATGCCGGTCCCCGTAGAGGTCCCCGCCGGAACGATGTTGCCGGCCGCGCGGTCGGTCAGGTCCCAGACGCCCATATGGGCGTCGTTCCGGGTGTAGCGGACGCCGTGGACGGCCGGGTTGTAGCCGGTGGCGAGATAGGTATTCGTCGCGCCCGCATAGCCCCGATCCACGACAAAGGACGGGACGTTGACCGTGGTGAGGTTGTAGAGGTCCGCCATCCAGTTCAGCCGCGCCGCCTGGGCGTCATGGGCGGCAAGGATGTAGAGGACATCCAGCTTCGCCCAGATCCCCGCACTGATCAGAGACTGAACCAGCGTGCCGATGGCGCTCACCCGCGCCGCGCTCGGCTGTATGGTCATACGCGCCAGCAGGGCTGAGATCGCGGCCGGCAGGGCGACCGTAATCCGCTGGGTGACTGACCACGGCCGCGGCGAGCCGGCAACGATGGCGCGAACCCTCACGTCATAATCACCGGTACTCACCGGCAGCTCTGCGGCCCACGATCCGGTGCCGTTGGTAACCACCGACACCGTTGTCGTGCCGACGACGACCTCCACTGTGGCGCCCGCCGGCGCCGTCCCCGTGAGTGTTGCCCCGGATATGCCTCCGATGACAGCCATGGGCGGCACCAAGCCCGCCGGATAGACGCGGATCTCCATGTTGACGGTGGTGTAGCCGTCGCCCGCCTGCGCATACTTGATGGACCCGGCGACGATCTGGACGCGGCGGATCTCCACCCGGCCGCCGCCGAGCGCAACCGGCATCCAATAGCGCGCCGCGCCCTGGCCGATCTGGTCGAGGAAATCGACAAACGTCTCCATTTCGGCGGGCGAGAAATCCCCCGCCCAGCCCCAGGAGCCCACCCGGCTCATGGGCCGATGCGCCGAGCGCACCGCGCCGTCCTCGATCTCGGTCTCGCGCCAGGTGGCCACCGGCGCGCCGCCCCAGGCCGGGCGCGACGGCAGGTAAGGCAGGCTCGCGGGCCACTCGGCCGAGGCGAGCACCGCGCCGGCGGCGCCGGCCGGATAGACGCGCAAGCGCATGCTCACTGTGGTGCGCCCGCCCGGCAATGCCGCATAGGCGAGCGAGCCGGCGACGATCTCCACCTCCCGCGTGTCGTAGGCGGATCCACGGATGGCGACGAGCATCGTAAAGCGCGCCGTCCCGTCCTCGATGTCGGCGAGAAAATCCTCCCACACGACGAGCTGGGCGGCCGAGAAGGTGTGCGCCCATGCATATTCGCCGCGCCGGGCGCCGGGCCGGCGCTCCTGGCGGACATTGCCGCGCTCCATCTCGGTCTCACGCGGCCCGCGCGTCGGGACGGCAGACCAGGCGCGCAGCTCGGAGCGATAAGGCAGGCCGGCGGGCCAGGCGGGCAGGCTCATCAGTAGAGCCCTCCGGCGCTGGACACCCCGAAGCGTCCGCCCAGGCTCCGGGTGGCCGGTCCATCGGCAGCCGCGTCATCCATGATCGCGGCGATCGCCAGCTCTCTGATCATCACGGGGAGCGTCAACGAGCCGTCCGGCCCAATGGTCGCGGGGCCGGTGGAGACTGCCGCGCCCGAGTGGCTGTTCTGAATGTTGACGTTCACCTGGGGGGCACCGCCCCTCTGCGCGCCACCGGCCCGCAGCTCGACAGGGATGCGTCGGCCATCGGGCAGCGGCACGATCGCCTCCGGCCCCGCCTCGCCGGCGATGCTTTTGCGCGTGGTGATGCCGCCCGCTGCAAAGGTCGGAACCGCCATCGGTCCCGCGCCGCCCGTCACCATGGTGAACGCCGAGCTGGAGCTGGAGCTGGAGCCGCCGCCGCCGAAGATCTTGCCGATGATCCCGCCGACGCCGCCAAGGTCGGCCGACGTCCCGTAATTGGTGCCGAACAGGCTATTTTTAAGGGGGTTGAGGACGGCCAGGCGCAGCATGGTGCTGGCCACGTCGCCCAGGATGCTCTGGACGGCCGAGCCCCAATCCTTCCAGGCGCTGCCATTGGTCACCAGGGAGTCGGACAGCGCGTCGAAGCTCTGTTCGCCCATGGAGCGAAACGTCTGGATCGCGTCCTGCTGGCGGGATAGCTGCGTTTGCTGGTCGGCCGTCTCGACCGCCTGGGCGCGGATCCGCTCGGCCGCCGGGCTGCCCTTGCCGATCTGCTGGTCCCGGATCTGCTGCTCGGCCTGCAACAGCGCGATGGCGCGGGCGCGGGCGTCCTCGCTCTGGCCCAGGAGGGAGATCTCCAGCCGTAGCATCTCGGTCGTGTTGCGCTGGCTGGCCAGCAGGCTCCGGGCCGCCTCTCCGGACGCGGCCGAGGTCTCAAGCAGAGACTTGGTCCGCGCCTGGTTGGCGCGGATCTCGATCTCGGCCGAGGTGATTTCCTCGCCTGCCAGCGCCAGGCGCTCACGGCGGGCGATCAGGTCCGCCTTGGCGACGGGATCCCGCTCGCGGGAGATCTGATTGTCCAGGCGGTCGAGCTGGCTCTGTCGCTCCTGAGCCGTGGACAGGCCCTTGAGTGCGTTTTCCTTGGCCTCGATCGCCCGCGTGATGCTCTCGTTTTCCGCGACCGACAGGCCCGTGGCGCCCTGTCCCGCGCGCAGGGCCGCGATCTGCGTCTCCAACTCGCGGCGGCGATTGTTGAGATCGTTGGCGGGCGAGCCCTGCGCGACATCGAGGGCGGCCGACCCGCGCTTGTCATCCAAGGCGGCGGTGGTCGCATTGGCCTGGACGCGGTTGCGCAGGCGGATCTGCTCCTGCAGGTCCGTGATCTCGGCGGTCAGCGCCTGGCGCTGGTTGGAGTTCTGGAGGCGCCCGGCGAGCATGGGCATGTTGCGCAGCTTCTCCTGAAGCTGCGCCAAGCGGCCTTCAAGGCTATCCGGCCCGCCACCGAACAGGCGGTCCACGGCCGAGCCCACCGAGCCCCACATATTGTCCCACATGCGCCCCGCCCATTCGGCCGCGCGGCCAATGGCGGTGGTGGCGGTGGCGGCGCCCTGCAGGCGCGGGGTGACGGCGGACAGCAGGACGTTGCCCGCCTCGGTGACGCGGTTTTGCTCACTCAGACGCTTGACCAGGCGCTCCGTGGCCCCATCCAGCAGGCCCATCTGCCGGAGCTGCGCCGCCCCCTTGGCGGGATCCCCGAAAAAGTCGCCCATTTTGCCGCTGGCGCTCGCAACGTCCGTCTTGAGCACCGCCGCGAAATCCTTGGCGATGGCAGTCAGGCCAAGCAGTTGATCCGATCCGATCTTGCCGGAGCGCACGAGGCCCGTGGCGATCTCGCGCGCGGCATTGGTGGAGAGGTTCCCGGCCGCCGCAGCCTGCGCGGCCACGCGCTCGATGTCGGCCGCCGTGGTCCCGGTCGCGGTCCCGAACGCCTGGGCGGCGATCGACGCCTCCCGCGTCCGCCCGGTATAGTCGAGCCAGGCCAAAGCGCCGACGCCCAACGCGACCGTCATGCCCCCCAAGAGGGCACGCATGGGCGTGATCGCCTCGCGAACGATCTTTGCCGCATTGCCAAAGCCGCCCACGGCCTCGACCAGTTGCGGCCCCTGCTGCACCGCGACCATGCCCGGCGACATGCCCATGGCAAGCGTCCCGAAGATATCGGGTGCCTGCCGGGCCACCCCGAACTTTTGATCGGGCCGGAGCTGCGACCAGGTGGACGATCCGCTTGTCTGCCGCGCCCGCAGCATGGTCGCTTGCGCGGCGAAGACCGTCTTGGTGCGCTCGATCTGGACGGCCGCCTCCTGGGCGGACAGAGCGCCCAGGCGCTGGGCGTCGCGGATCTCTGCGAGCTGCGTCTTGTACGCCTGCCCAGCGGCATAGAGCGGGCTGTATTTGGCCCGCAGATCGTCCAGCGCCTGGCCATAGGCGGCGATGTCCTCGGCCCGGCCGGCCGAGGCGAAGGTGTCACGGACGCCGAGGCGCGCATTGATGGCCGACGCGCTGTTGAGGCTGTTGGTGTTGGCGCCGCGCATGGTCTGTGCGGCGTCCCGCTCGGCGGCGGTGAGCTGGCGCAGGGCGGCGGTTGCCGCCTTGACGTTGCGCTCCTGGATCTGGTGGGCCTCGGCCGCGTCCTGCGTCGCCGAGACCGCGCGACCAGCCTCCGCGCGCGAGTCCTGGAGCGCGTCCACCAGATCGTCAACCGCCGCACCCGTTCGGCGTGCCGCCGCCGCGCCGTCATCAAGGACATCAACCAGGTGATCGACAGCCTGCGCGGCGCCCTGCGCGTCGTGCTCAAGCCCCTCAAACTCGGCACGCACCTCGCCGACGCCTTTCCGGGCGCCGGTCGTGTTGGCCGTGATCTCAATGGCAAGCTTGAGGCTCATGTGTCACCAGCATTGAGGACGGCGAGCGCGGCGCCCTCCATCACCTGCAAATCGGCCCAGGAGACCGGGCCGATGCCGAGGCGGCGCTCCACCAGCTCGACGGCCTGGTAGTCCAGGCCGATCCACCCGATGCCGCCCATAGACCCGGCGGTGCGCCATTGGGTGCCGGCCGCGCAGAACAGCCGCAGGGCCGACCAGTTGGAGCGCCACACCTCCACCACAGGCCGGGCGGTCGGAGCGGCAGGGAGCTGATCTGTCGCCACCCCGAGGGCAGCGAATTGGCGGCGCAGGTCGTCATCCAACTCGACGGGGCGGCTCGTGTCTGCCCGGCCGGTGGTGGCGTAGGCCCAGGCCCGCGCCGCCTCTCTCAGTTTCCCAGGCGGGCGGCCTCGCCGTTCATGGCGTCGCGGTATGCGCGAAAGGCTCCGACCCGGAAGCCAGCGAAGCGCATCGCAGCGAGGAGGTTGGTCTCGGAAAATGTCAGCGGAGAATCGTCCTGGCCGACCACGTCCTTCCAGCCACGCACTGCCGCCTTCAGCACTGCGGGCTCAACTCGCTGGCCCTTCTTGATCGCTTCGGCCTCGATCTCTTCGAGCTGGGTCTCATCCAACTCCTGGAAGTAGAGCTGGAACGCATGGGACCTGAACTGGCCGGGCTTTTCCTTGTCCGGCATCATCGCCGTGGCGGGCCACCAGAACAGGTGCTGATCGGAAACCTGGTACATCGTAAAACCTCGTTTTAAGGCCGCGTGAAAGGGCGGATCAGCGGACGACGAGGGTCAGCTCGTCGTCTCCGGCGTTCGGCACGCAGGTGAGCGGCAGGGACAGATTGGTGATGCCCTGGGTGTTGCCGTAGCTGGGGCGGCCGAGCTGCACCTGCGGCGCGGCGATCGCGACGATGTTGCCGGCCGTGATGCCGTGCACGATGGACAGCGGGCCACGCGTGTGGGCCTTCGCGATGCCGAACCAGTCCTTAGCGGCGATATTGTCCGCCTGGTTGACCATGGTCCCGGTGACGCTGCGATCGGTGATCTCGATGCTGTCAGCGCCGACCAGGTTACGCACCTCGACCGTGTTACCGAAGTCCAAGGCAAAGCTCTCGCCGAGGCCGGCAGTCCCGTGCAGGGACCAGGTGGTCGTGTTGCCCTCGCCCACCGTCAGGGGGTCCTTCCAAGCCAACATCGGCACCGCCGGCGTAACCAGGTCCGCCGGCGCCGCCCAGAGGCCGCGCAGCGTGAACTGAATGCGCGGGATCTGCTTGGGGGCCATGGACAGCGACCAGGTGCCCTTCGCGCCCAGGAGCTTGTGGTTCACGCCGTCGAAATTGACGTAGGCCGATACAGACTCCTGCGAGGCGGTGACCGGCGCATAGGTGACGCTGGTGGCCGCAACGATGGTCTCCGACATGCCGCAGGCTCGCAGGAGCGGGCCGTAGGCAGGTGCAGTGCCGGCGGCGCCGGCGCCGGCCAGCTCTACCGAGCCCACCAGCTCGACATAGTTGCCGACGAGACGCACCGCCTGCGCCCCGAAATAGGCGAGCATCAGCTCGCGGCTGACTTCCTCGCCCTGGAGTGGGTTGAGGGTAACGTTGGTCATCACCATGCCGTTCGCCGCGCCCGTGGGCGCCGCGTCCGTGCCATAGGTGGTCTCCATCTTGGCCGTGACGGCCAGTCTGCGCCAAAAACGGCGGCCCATGCTCAGTCCTTTCCGGCCGCCGGGCGGCGCTTGCGGGAGGTGTCGCCGTCGCCGGCGGCGGTGTCGCCGGTCTCGGCCGGCGCGGTGTCCGGGGCCGCCTCGGCCGGCGGCTGAATGGGCGTCTCGCCCGGCTCGACGGTGCGCGCCACAAGGGTGCGCTCGCCCGTCTTAGGGTCGAGGATGTAGGAGCCGCCGTGCTGCGCGGTCATTGTCAGGTCTCCACAAAGACAGAGGGGACGTAGGTGTCGCGCCAGGCCACGAGGCCCGGCGCGGTCGGGACCGGCTCGCCGCCCGCATAGAGCAGCGGGATGTCCAGGCCGTCCGGCTGCCAGCCGATCAGAGCCATCCGAACCGTCTCCCGCAGCACCTCAAGGCCGCCGGCGACGAGCGCGCCGTCGCCCGTGGTGGCATGAGCTGGCGCGATGACGATCACGCCGATCGCGCGGTCCACGCGCTGGCGATAGGTGTTGGTCTCGGGGTCCGGGGTGGCGTCGTCCCGGATCGGCACGACGATGGCGCCGGGCAGGTCGGCGGGCGCATCGTCCGCGTCCCAGGCGATGCGGCCTTCTACGGCCTTGAGCACGGCGGCGGGATCCTCATCCCGCAGGCGCTGCACGACAGCACCAACCAGACGCCCGGCGGCTCCGGCGAGCTGGTCGAGCCCGCCGGCGCCGGTGGGGCCGGCGGCGTAATACTGGACGTCGAGCGTCAGCGTCACACGGTGGCAGAGCACACCGGCGAACATGACCGGCTCGATGGTGACGAGTTGCATCCCCGTCGCGCCATCCACGGACACACCACGCACCACGCCGCCCAGGGTCGGGTCCGACCGTTCGGCCGCGATGACGGCGTCCGCCAGGTCGCAGGCGACGATCTCGCTTTCGTCCTCGTCCTTCAGCCCCAGCATCCCGACCACGACCCATCGGTCCGTGACCAAGGTGCGACCGGAGAGCAGCGCACGGCGGCCCGAGGCCGGCCGGCTGACGCGCCAGCCGCGCACCATGCCGTCCGTGGCATAGAGCGCCAGGAAGTCCTTTTCGGTCTTCCCGAACCGCTCGTAGCCGTGGACACGGCCGATGTTCGGGATTTGCTCCAGGAGCGCCACCAGGGCCTCACGGACTGCAACGGTGCTCATTGCCCGATCCTCCGCACCGCCCGGGCAGCGGCGGCCTGCAGCAGCTCGCCGATCTGGCCCTGTGTGGCGGCGAGCCCGTCCCTAAACATGAAGCGGCCGGGCGTACCCTTCTTTGCCATCTTCCGGGCGATGGCCCAGGCGACGCCGCGTCCTTCCTTGCCGCCTTTGCCGAGCTTGCGGCGGACCCAGTCCACCAGCGGTTCGACCGGCGGCATGTGGGGCCGCGCGCCCAGCTCGACGGGCAACGCATAGGCCAGAGCGGTGCCTACAGAGCCGGAAATGACGGTGCCGCTCATTTCCAACGGCTGCGCGCCGATGGAGTCCCGAAGCAGCCCCTGATACGCGGGCGTCAGCTCACGCACCTCGCGCTCCAGGAGCAACTGGCCCTCGACTATGGCCGGCGCCAGCTCCTCCAGGAGGATGTCCGGGGCGGCGGCCAGCGCCGCGTCCACGACCTGGATGTTGATGGAGAGGGTGTGGGGCTCGCTCACGACCTGCGCCCCCGCCGGAACAGCAGCCGGCTGCCGCCCGTGGTGGACGGCAGGGGCGGATGGACGGTCACGGAGGCCGCCTGGACGCGCTTGGGGTCAATGCCCAAAAGGTCGTGATATCGACGCCGAGCGGTGCCCGCGCGGGCCGCGTAATTGGGGCCGGATTCTTTGTGATCGACCGCGTCCGCCTGGATCAGGCTCGACTGGTCGCCGGACGTCATTGCGGCCACCTGGTCGAGCAGGACGGCCGCCGCATATTGCGCCACCGCCTCGCGATCCACGAGGCGGATCGTGTCCACCGTCTCGGTCAGCTCGTGGGGCAGCGACCAGGTCAGCCGGCACACGACGCCGGCACCGATCTCGTCGGGCAGGCCGATCACGCGCCCGTCCGGCGCGTCCAGGAGCGCCCAGAGATGGCGCGGCACCGTGCGCGGCGGCACGGAGCCGAGGGGATATTCGATGGTGAGAGCTGCGGACGCCTCGTCCCACCCGTCAGGCAGGGCGAGATGGCGGGGCGCGGGCGTGTCCTGGACGGTGAGGTCGGACACGCGGGTGCGCGGCCGATCCTTGCCATACTGTACGACCGCGAGACCAATGGCGCGGTCGCGGGCCTCCTCGCCGAGGCGGCCCACCACATCGCGCACCAGGTCATCCACCAGCGTCCGCAGATCCTGGAGCATCGTCAGGCCGCCACGACGGACTTGGAAAGGCCCCGGAAGTCGGCGACGGCGGCGCCATAGATGTGGCGGATCTTCCACGTCAGCTTGTCATTGCTGAACATGCTGCCGTTGGTCGGGCTGTCCTGGACGAAGATCTGGGGCTCTTCCTCGCCGTCCAGGAAGCCGATCTCGACGGTGGGAATGTCGAGCGGATCGGCCGACACACACCAGTCGTTGGCGTCCGTCCAGTACCAGACCGGGATGATGTTGGGCTTGAGCGACTGAACGAACGTCTCGTCGTTGTTGGTATTGCGGCGAAACAGGTCCGCCGCCTTCTCCTCAAGGTCCGAAGGCACCCAGAGATTGCGGGGGCCGATGCCGAGCCGATCATTGGAGCCGGCCTCGGCCTGCTTCAGCATGGCGAGCCGGGCGGCTGCATAGCTCGTCGCATCCAGGGCAGCCGTGAACAGGTTGCCGTGGTCCAGGTGGAACAGCGCCTTGGTGTCGTAGATGACGGGGTTCGTCCGCATGAAATCGAGCACGAACTTGGAAAGCGTGCGCTTGGACGCTCGCGCCAGGCGCTGCGGGATCCGCTGGACGGCGCTCACATCGTCGTTCTTGATCATTTCGAGCGTGATCGACTCCGTGCCGCCGCGCTTCGACACCGCATACTCGGCCACCTCGTCGGTGGGCGACGTGACGGGCACGTAGGCCGCGCCCTCGGCGACGGCGGGCAGATCGCCGTAGCCACCGAACCGGGTCCGCTGCTGCTTCCGGAAATCCGCGATGGCGACGGGCGCGCCGGTGAGCTGGCGCCAGACGTCATAGACCGAGGTCGTGCGATAGTCCGCCACCATGCGGCGGGTGAGGCTGTCGCCCAGCACCGCGTCCAGGCTGGTGCTGTCCAGGGCCTCGCGCATCAGGCCCTCGTCGCAGTTGCGCATCTGACCGGTCACGCGCTCGTCGCCGGTGATCGCCACATAGCAGGACTTGATGGACCGGGCGTGCCGGTGATCCCGGTGGTTCGGGTCGAAGAACGCTTCCAGCATGGCGCGCGTCTTCTCTGCGCGCGTCTCGCCGGTCTGGATCCGGCCCACGCCGCCCAGGCCCTGGACGCGCCCGGCGGTGGAGAACCGATCCACATACGCCTGCTCGGCGGTGATGGCGGCGGTGACATCCGCCGGCACATAGGTGCCGCGCGCTTCCAGGACTTCCAGGACGCGGGTGCGCGCCTCGTCGGGGAGCGTGGACCGGGTCACCTGGTCGCGGGCGGTCTGGCGCGCTTCCAGGAGCTGGATGGCGGCCGTGAGATCATCACGGGAGACGCCCGCCACGATGGGGGGGCCGCTCTCCGCAAAGGCGCCGGACAGCGCCTCCTGCAGCTCGGCGTCGGTGATCTGGTCGTCGGCGCGCCCCTCAAGGAAGGCCGGACGGTGCTTCTTCAGCAGCTTGAGCAGCAATTCGCGGAGCATGGGCTCGTCCTGTTGGGTGGTGGTGTTGGGGTCGGCCTCAAGCACGTCGAGCACGCGCCCGCCGGCGCCGGGCTCAACGATGAGGTCCACGGAATTCACGCGGGTGAAGCGCCCGACATGGCGGACGCCCTTGCGCGCCTGGTAGGTGGCACGGGCGTCAATGGAGAGGCCGAACAGGTCGCCCATGCCTCGGGAAACCGCCTCACGCAGCCGCGTCACCATGGGGTCGGCCGGATCGAGCACGTCCCAGGTGGCTTCCAGCGTCCCGGTGTCCGCACCGGTGCCCGGCACGAACGACACGCCGGACAAGCGGCCGAGAACGGCACGCGGATCCTTGCCGCGCGACGCCAGGTGTTCTGCATCGCCCTTGACGATGACACGCGCGCCCTCGAACAGCGGGGCGCCCTCGCGCAAGGCAGCGTCGGGATAGAAATTGCCGTTTCCGGAGAGACCGGCCCGCATGATGCGGACGCGGAAACGGTTGGTCTCCTGTGCTTCCAGCACCGCGCCGGAGCCGGAGCCGACCACATCGCCGCCGGCATCTCCGGCGGCCTCCAGGAAGTGACCGTGGAGGAGGCCCGTCACAGCACCACCTCGCCGGTGGCCGTGTCGATCGCCTCGCCGGTCTCGCGATCGACGGTGTACTTCCGTCCGTCCGTGGAGACGACGACGAGCGTGCTCGGTCCGAGGTCCCACGCCAGAACGTCAATCTGCACGTCCAGGAACCGCAGACGCGGAGGCAACTCGTCGCCGGGCTCGAAAGATGCCAGATCCTTGACCGCGCCGGCCCGCGCCAGCTCGCGCAGCTTCTCGCGGGGATGTACGGCCGCCGTAAGCGTCTCCCCGGCCTCTCCGATGGCCAGCGCCGGATCCGCCGCCTCAGGGACGGAAGGCGGCAGCTCCTGCGTCGCCCCGGCATCAGCATCCGAAGGCGGCGGGGTCACGTCCTGGATCAGGGACGCGGGCGGCTGGTCCTCGGAATTGGGCGGGGGCGCGGACTGTGTCCCGGCGGGCACCTGCAGGGTGTCCGCACCGCTATCGGCGCTGGGGGCCTCGCGAGCCGTACCAGACGCCCCCTGGGGTATATCGTTGGTCTCCCCCACCGACTTCGGCGCGGGCGACTTCGGCGCCGTCTCCGGCGCGGTGTTGGCCTTGGCGGCCGAAGGGGATTTGGGTGTGCGAGCCATGGGGGCCATACTCGCCACCCCAGGCCCTGCCAGATATTCTCAAGGTCTTGCGACCGAGCCGCCCGGATGATGGAGGCGGCAGAACGATCACACTCTCACCTTGCTCGCCCGAACAGCAGGCCCGTTAAAGGCCCATTGAAAGCCGTGGGCGGCTGCTTTGGCTTTGCTGCGCCATCGGCAGCGGTGCAGCTCACCTCGGCCGCTGGTGGCCATCTGTGGCCGGATCGTCGGTCCCGTCAACCTCATCAGCCCAGACGGCCCCCAGCCGCCCACGCTCCGCGATCAGCCGGGCGCCGCGGTCCAGGGTCTCGGCGATCCATCGCAGCTCATCCAGCGTCTCGGTGGTGACGGGCGTATCCAGATGGCGGCGGATGCGTTCGATCAGCGCCTCACGCTCCTCCTGCTCGGTCATGGCAGCATCTCCACAAGCAACCGCCGCCCGCGACGCTCCAGGACGCGGAAGCGCCGGCCGCGCGGGAGCAGCATCTCGAATTCGGAATCGGGCAACGCCGCATCTCCGACGGGGAAAGGGACACCGTTGATGTAGGCGGCAGGATAACCGGCCGGCAGCACGAATTCGAGTAGCACCCCCTCTGGCGCGCTTCCCTCAGCCATTTCTCGCGAGATCGTAGCCGACCAAAAGGCGGGATCCGGCTCGCTCACGTCACCCGGCCGCATGTCGAGATAGCGGGACGCCTGGTCAACGCCGCGCCAGGCTCGCGTGGGCGCCGGCACGCTGGCGCGGGCGATAGCCTCGTCCAGGCGCGGGATCTGTGCCGCCACAAGCGGCGCCTCGACGCCACGGCGCATCGCCTCGTTGACCAGGTAGCCGCCCGGACCCTTATAAAAATTCAGTGCATACCGTTCGGCCTGCGTCAGCGACGAGACCCAGCCCGCATATTCGCGGGTCAGGGTGTGGTGCTGCTCAATGGGGCTGGGAAAGGCGCGGGCCTGCGGCGGTGGGGGTGGCGCTGGCGCCGGCGCGGGCTCCGGAGGCGCAGGGGCACGGATCCGCTCGGCCTGGCGGGCTTCCGGTGATGCCGCCAGCTCCTGCGCTGTGAACGGCTTCGCGCCCGGTGTCGAAACCCGCCAGTGCTTCATGTGGGGAAGCGACGAGCACCCGCAATATACCCGTTCGCCGACCGGGATAGACGGGTCGCGCGGCTTCGGGATCGGGATCCCGCCGACCATGAACGGCTTGTCCACGTCCACGATCTGGCCGTCTGCGACTGCATGGGAAACGCGCGGATGCAGCTTGCCGGAGCGCCGCCATTGCTTCTGAAGACCGGCGACGCCAAGCGTCTTGGCCTGCTCCATGCGCTGCTGGCCAGCCTCCGAATAGGCCGTGCCCAGCTCTGTCACCACGATCATGCGGGCGCGCGCCGCCGGCGTATCCATGATGGCGCTCACCTTCTTCGCCGCCTCGAACGGCGCCTGCACGCCCAGCGCCGCTTGACCGATCTCCTGGTTGACGCGGTTAATGGTGGTGGTGGAGATGTCCCGGATCCGGTCGGTCTGGAACGACTTGAGCGCAGTCAGGAGGCGCACGTCCAGGGCGGGGATCTGGCCCGCCAGGTCTATGCCGCCGGCCGCGAGGGGTTTCATGACCAGGTCGCCGCCCGCCTCCCATGATCTGTCCAGGCCGGTGGTGAGGGCGTCCAGCGTGCCCCGCTCGAATGTCTCCAGGACGCGGCGCACCTCGCCCTGGAGCTGCTGCAGGCGCCAGGTTTCAAACTCGGTGGGCGTACCGGCCAGGCGGCCAAGGATCTCGTCACGGGCGAGGCGCAGATAATGCAGGATCTCCTGCATGGTCTGCGTCTGGATGAGCACCATCCGGCCGAGCTGTGCCCGGCGCTCTCGGCGGAACCGCTTCTCGCGTTCCTTGTCATCCATCCTGGCGAGCCACCACCAGCGCGGGATCCTCGTCATCGGACGTGACGGCCGCCGGAGGCTGGCGGAACACGTCCGACTGGTCGCGATCATCCTTCGCCTTGCGCGCGGCCTTCAGCTCGTCCGTGGCGTCGATCTCCACGCCGAGCTTGGCGGCGATGCCTGCGATCAGCGCGAGCGCGGTCTCCTCGGTCATGAGGCCGCGCTCCACGGCCGAGGCGACGGCGGCCACCACCTGGGCCAGCGCCTGCGCATAGCGGGACACGTCCACCGACTGCATGGGCGGGAATTCCGCCTTGGGCCGCATGTCCTCGGGCAGCTTGGCCGCCCCTCGGCCGGTTGCCGTCAGGCGGGAGCGGATCACATGGCGCGCCTCGGCCTCAATGATCGCCTGCCAGAGCAGTTGGCGGCGGCGGAAGATCTTGTATGTGGGCTCGTCCATCTCGGCGGCCGTGGCGCGGTTGACGTCCCCGCCGCCGCCATACCAGTGTTCCGGGATGGTGGAGCCGCCCAGCACCTCATTGCGGATCACGCGCAACGTCTCCGATGCGTCGGCGGCTTCGAGCTTGGGCGATATCGACTCCCATTTCTCGCCCTCATTGTGGACGCGCACCGACATGGGGGCCGGCGGCGCGATCGAGTTGGCCCGCGCCTCCACTTCGGCGGGCGTGGCGCCGGTCAGCGTCACGTCCCAAATGGCTGTGCGCAGGGCCGCCGCCCGTTCCACCTCCCCGAAAATGAGCTGCGAATAGGCGTCGGCGATATCGATGGCGGACAGGATGTCGGACCGGCCGCGGCGCCCCGTGAGCAGGTCGTTCACCCGCCAAAAGTGGCAGTCGCCGGCCGTCATCTTATCGCGCAGGGCGAGCGCGGCGGGCATCAGGAGATCCTTGTCGTCGCCGTCCAGCAGGATCCGATAGATGCGCTCGGAGCCTTCGCCGTCCGTGATCTTGATGCCGATGGGTAGCGCGCAATTGTCCGGATCAACGATCACCTCATTGATCTTGGACGGATCCACCGCGCCATGCCGCACATGGCCCGATGTCCCCGCGAACACGATGATCACCTGCTCGCCGTAGAGGGACAGCTCGCGGACGCGCTTTTCCAAATTGAGGTCGAGGCGGTTGATGGGGTCGTTCCACCATTCGTCGAGCCACGTCTGTGCGTCCTCGTTATCGACGGTCACCTTCGCGCCGTCGCCGAGGATGAACGCGATGGGCAGCTCAACCAGGCGGTTGGCCAGCAAATGCTGTTCCCATGCGTGATAGGCCAGCTCCTGCATGCGCCGCTGGTCGGTGGGCGTCAGGTCGCGGTCGGTGGTGGTGAGTGGGCGCCAACCTGGATCCGCGCTCGCCTCCACGAAGCGCCCCGAGGGTGCCACCGGCGCGGCAGGAGAAGCCTCCTTAAAGAGCCCTTTAAGCCAGCCGATCATGGGTCATCGTCCCCGGAATAGATTGAGGCGCCTATGCGCGATGAGCGGCCCGTAGCCGAACGCCTGGGACGGCCGGATGATGGGCGACGGCGCCACCGTGGCGCCGGCCGGCTCGACCGCGTCGCCGGCGGCGTTGATGGCCAGGAACATGGCCCAGGTGCGGTCGGCATGGTCTTCGTCGCGCTCGGCCACGAAGCGCGGGGTGCCGGTCGGCCCGGACACCTTGCGGAGCTTGTGCAGGTCGGAGCGCAACGGGACGTCACCCTCGCGGATCCGCACGGTGCGATCCTCGAACCGCTGCTTTCCGGCCGTGGCCATGACCAGCTTGGTGGATCCGGAGAACAGCACCCCCTCGACCCGGCTCGCGCCGTAGCGACGCTGTGCGTCCTCGACAGGCTTTTCACCCATTCCGGTCTGGTCCATGCAGATCCGGCCGACGCGATAGCGGCGCACAACCTCGTCCAGGGCCATGTCCTGCGACGCGAAGGTGGCCCGCTTCAGCTCGATGCGCTCACGGTCCCACAGGACGTCGCCGATCTCCTCCAGAACCTGGATCACGAACAGGTCGTTCCGCCGGCCGATATCGACGCCGAGGTAGCAGACGCCGCCCTGATAGCCGTCCGGATGTCCGGCGTGCTCGTCCTCGCAGGAGGAGATCAGGTCGTAGGACAGCCAGGCCGACGCCTCGTCCAGGTACTTCAGCTCGTATTCCTGCGCCCACGCATCTTCGTCAGCGATGCCGGCCCGCAGCTCGGCGATGTTGCGCGGCAGTCCGTCTGCCACGGCCTGGTAGATATCGACCACATGGCGCGACCAGATATGGTCACTCGCTGTGTCCAACTCGTAGAACTTTCCCGCTTTCCCGTTCGTCGTGGACGTGGCACGCAAATCCAAACCGGCCGAGATGACGGGAAACAGGGCCTTCCAGATCGCAATGGAGTCCCTGTGAAAGGCGAACTCATCCAGGAAGACATTGGCTGAGAAGCCGCGCGCCGTATCGGGATTAGCGGGCAGCGCAGTAATCTTCGACCCATGCGGGAGCGTCACCTCCAGGGCGCGGTATGAGCCCAAGTCGCCTCTCCAGTCGAATTCCTGGGCCTCGAACCCGAGCTTATAGGCGGCGGCGTGGCGCTTGATGCCCTCGTTCATAGCCTCAGCCGCTTGGCGTTCGCCGCGCGACAGGATCACCCACCGCCGCCGTTTTTCGAGAACGGCCGCCTCGAAACAATCGTCAACGATCTCCAGCGTGGTGGTGAACGTCTTGCCTGTCTGGCGTGCGAACTTGCCGAGTTTGAACCGCGAGCGATCCCTGAACCACCGCCGCTGATAATCGTACAGCGGGACCGCCGGCGCCTTCATCGCTCATAGATCCCGTAAATGTCCTCGCGCACCCGGCGCAGGACTTCCATGGGGTCCATGGGGGTGGCGGCGCCGGCCACCTCGTCGGCGATCGCCTCGACCTTCTTGCGCGTTTCCTCGGCCAGGTGGCGCTTGAGGTTGATGATGCGGTCTTGGTCGGCCTTGGAGGCGGACGCCAGATTGCGCATGGTCTCCGACAGCAGCTTGGCGGACTTGGGATCGAGCGTGACCGCCTCGCCGTCCTCGCCCGCCATCAGCTCCATGACGCTGGCGTGCAACGTCGCGATGTTGAGGCGGGCGACGCGATCGTCCCCACCATCCTCCATGCGGGCCATGATGGATTCGGCGGCGGCGCGGCTGTTGTGCAGACGCTCGCGCATGGCGTCGAACCGCTTGATGTAGTCCCCGAGGCCGGAGCGGCCGACATCCGCGTCCAGCTCGCGCAGCTTGGAGAGGATCTGGTCGATGGTGCAGCCGCCCTCACGCAGCCTGCCGATCATGTCGCGCAGCTCGGCGGGGAGCTTGTCCACCTTGGACGGGCGCGCCATCAGGCGACGTCCGGATATTCGACGCCGTCCACCGGATCGACGCGCCGCTCCAGATAGGACACTCCGCGAAGCGTGATCGTGAGGGTGCGGACCTTGCCTTGATAATATTCCACGGTGGCAAGGCCCGCCGCCTGGAGCGCCAGAGCGTCGCTATGCAAGCCTTCATCGCTCGCATTGCGCCCGCGAAACCCGAGCTGGTGGAGGCAAACGCGCAGCACGCTTTCGTTGGCGCTGCCCTCGTTTTCCCGGACCACCCGCAGCGTGGCGAGGCGGCGGGACTTCGTCACATGGTCCACATAGTCGCCCATCGCTCACGACGCCTTCTTGTTCATGAGATGGTCTTCGACACGCGTGATCGCTCGGCCGACGCTCACCATCTCGCGCTGAGATGCCTCGACTGTGGTGACGACCCGTGTCAGCTCGTTCCGGATGTCCGCGAAATCGTCGGCGGTGGGCAGGTGGCGGACTTCCTGCTCGATGGAGCGCAGGCGCGCGTCGACTGCGGAGATCTCCGCCATCATGTCGGCGTGCACCTTGCCGATGGCCTCGCCGCGTGCTCGTACCTCTGCGTCCAGCGCGTCCTTGCTGGCGAGGCCCTTGCGCACGGCCCAGCCCACAAAGCCAATGGCCATCGGCAACGCCAAGGCGATGACCACCCACCATTCCTTCAGCCAGATAGGCATTTACCGCCACCCCTTCCGAAGATCCTCGTACCAGGCCGCCAATCGCTGCCCGCACCCCCGCACCGCCGCCTGGATGCGCCGGTCCTCTTTCCAACCCCGCTCCACATCGCCCACCGACAAGGCCCGCTCCGGCACCTCCGCAGGCGCGCGGGCGAGGCACGCGCGCAGGTCCGCCGGCGGCGGCGGGAGCCCGGCCGAGGGCGCGGCCCTATCGGACGGTCCGCACGCGGCCAGCAGCAGCACGGTCAAGGCAAGCGGCATCATTCGGAGGCGTTTCATTGACGGCTTTCTGGTTCCGGAGATCCGGGGTTTGAAGCTCGACGGCCCGGACGGCATCCGCCGCCAGGGCCGTATCAATGGTGGCGAGGCGCTGGCCGAGCACCTGCACCTCGACGCGCAGCGCATCGGCGTCGCAGCGCAGGCGGGCGGCGCTGGAGCCGGCCACATGGCCGCCCAGCCAGCCGGCGCCCAGGGAGAGCGCCGCCACCAGCCACACGGCGGGCTGAAACAGGACGGACCAGGGAAAAGTCATGCGATCCGCCCGGAGACCTCGTCCGCCAGCCGGCGACGGATCACCTGGCCGTAGAGCAGCCAGAGCGCCACGGCGGCGGCAATGAGGGCGATGGGCCAGGCCGAAATCAGCCAGCCGCCAAGATCCGCGATCCCGTCCACCAGCGGCCGAACGCTCGCCACCTTGTCGAGGGCGCCTTTCATGCCATCCAGCGCTCCGAGCTTGTCCAAGGCGCCGCCGCCTCCGAACAGGCCGACGCCCCACGCCACGATGCGCCCCTTGTCGGCCGCCGCCACCGTCTGCGAGCCCTGCTTGCGCAGATCCTGGACGGTGGTGTCGGCCCGCGCCGGGGCGACGGGCATGGGCTTGAGGCTCGCATCGGCCAAACGGTCGCGGGTCGCGTCGTCATAGTCGCCACTGACGGGCAAGCCCTGCCACGACTGGAAGGTGGAGACGGCACCCGTGGTCTTGTTGCCCCAGATCCCGTCTACCTTGCCGGGCCAGATATTGAGGGCGATCAACCGCCGCTGGACGGCCTCAACCTCATAAGGCGCAAGCTTGGTGTGGTTGGGAGCCAGCTCGTCCACGACGATGGTGCCTTGCTTCCCCCGCAAGGGCGCGCCTGCCAGTGCCAGGCGCTTGGGCTCGGCGCGCGTTCGGGCCGCCTGGAAATGCATGCCGTCCGGGCGGCTCCAGTGGCCGCCCCATTCCCAGCCCTCGACCTCGAACGCGGCGATGACACGCTTGTCCATGGCCGGCGTCTTGTCGCCGAGCCCGTTGCGGTCGGGGTCGAAATCCAGGGCGCATCCGTAGGAATGCATGGAGGTGGACTTGCCGCCGCGCATGTCGCGGATCTCGAACGATCCGCCATAGGTGGACATGCCGATCCGGTCGATCTCGGCCTGAGACCGGCCGACCGCGTCCCAAATGGCGTCCAGCACCCGCTTCAAGCTGAAGGCGCATTTGTGGTGGATACGGATGCCTTTGACGGGCTTGCCCTCGTAGCGCAGCACCCAGGGGCACTTGATCACCACAAGGTTGCTCGCCTCCCAGCCCCTGCTGGTGGGCGAACCGTAGAAAGCAAGGCAATCCTTTTGCAGCGGCCACTGCGCGAACGGGGACATGGGCACGACGCTCCGGGGAGAATGGTGCCGTCAGCTTCGCAGCGTCAAAGCCTCAATGATGTTCGCAAGGACCTGTGCCCGACCGATCAGCCGATGGGCAATTGGAGCTGGGCGCGGTCCGCCCGCTCCTGGGCGAGCCAGTCCCGGACAGAGACGTCCGCCACATGCAGCTCGCGGGCGATCTCCTGGATCGTCCGCCGCTGTGCAAACCGCACTTTGGCGATCCATGGTTTCGCGGTCGGCACCCGCGCAATGCGGCCCTGGATCTCCTGTGACAGGGCGCGGATCCCGTCCTCTCCGATCACGTCGCGCATAGTGCTGACGCGCTCGGGGTTGCCGGCCACATAGGCGGCCGCTCCCCCAAAGGCGAGCAGAAACCGCACCGCCCCGTCAACCCCCAGCGCGCGGACATAGGGCGCCACCTGGGCGGGGATCTCGACGTCCAGGAGGGGCGTGGCGTCAGTCACGATCCGCCTCCATCTGACGCGCCTCGGCATCGCTGGAACGCTCGCCGGGGAGCACCGTCACCACCTTGCCGCCCCGAAAGATGTAGCGGTGCCCCTCGCTGATCAGCCCGGCCGCACCGGCGGCCACCGCATGGCGCACCCGGTGAGCGATGTGCAGGCGGACCGCCTCGACATCGATGCCGTGCACGCGCTCAACCTCGCGCAGCACCGCATGGTCCGTGACAATGGGGAGCGGGGGGCGGCTCATTTGCCATCCCGCTCATAGGTCAGCAGCAGCGGGTGCGGGGCAGCTGGCAGGCTTTGGCGGCTCTTCCGTGCAGTTCCGCGCACCTGGCGCTCAGCCGCACGCTGCGCCCGTTCCTCGGCCTCGGCTGCCTTCGTAGCCTTTTCCACCTGGTCCTGCTCGGCACGGATCTCTTCGATCTGGCGCATAAGCCAGCCAAGCGCACGCGCGTCTTCAACCTCGATCTCAAGGGAGATGACGGCACCGCCCTTGGCGCGGGTCTTCACCGCATAGGTCTTCAGCCGCGCATCGCTAGTGTCCCAATGGATGATGCTCATTTCGCCCGCCTCCGCTTCGTTGCCACCGGCGCCGGCTCGCCCAACGCTTCCCGCAGGTCCACGAGCCACGTCTCCGCGAGCGCGCGACCCTCGTCGGCCGAGGCGACGCGGCGCGACAGGCGCGTCCCGCTGCAACTGTCCACCGTGAGCACCCACTTGCGGGAGATGCCGGACAGCAGGATCCGCGCCTCGGCACCGCACGGCGCGGTGCTGCGCCAGATGCCATCCTTCTCCTGCCGCCAGCCGCGAAAGGCAGGCGGCGCCTCCTTAAAGGGGGTTTCAACGGTCATTTCCGCCCCCTTAAAGCGCGCCTCAACGCGGCCCCACGGGCGGCGATATCGGCGTCCAGCTCGGCCGCGGTGAGGCGGGCGTCGGGCGCCTCGTCCACCAGCGGGAAGCCTGCCGCGATCAGGCGCCGGGTCTGCGCCCGGTGCACCGCGCGCTTGGACAAGAGCACGTCTTGCGAGGCCGGCCATTCGACGCCGGCGGTGCGCTCCAGCCAGGATTTCAGCGCCTCGATCACCTTGCGCGCGTCGGCGGCCGAGACGAGCCAGCGCTCGCTATCCAGCCCCGTCTGGCGCTTGACGAATGCGATCAGCGCCCGGTCGGTGCGATCGTCAACAACAGCCAGGTTATAGGCCGAAAGCCAGAGCGCCCGGAGCAACGGCGCCCATTTGCCGGTCAGCTCCTTCGCACCTTTGGACGGCCGGGGCGCGTCAGCGGCGCCGCCCTGGATCTCCCTGAGACGGTTGATCACCCGGATGGCCTCGCCGGCCGACAGCTCCCGCGCGCTGCGCTTGCCGGCCGTGGTGGCCATCAGGTCGCGGCGCTCGGCCTCCGACATGCCGATGGCCTTGCTGATCGTGTGGATGGCGCCGATCTGCGCCGCGCTGGCGCCGGTCACGCGGCCACCGGGAGCGTCGTCGGCAAGTTGTCGATGTTCTCGGGGTACGGCACAAAGCTGTAAGCGAACACCCAGGGGTTCGCGTCCCAGGCGTCGGCGCCGTTGATGCTGTCCCAAAGGTCGGCGTACCAATCGCGGGCGCAATCCCACCCGCGTTGACCAATGCCGCTCGGGTCGGGTTCCTCGGCCGGGAAGAACCCACCGACGTCATCACGCAATCCGCGCATGCAGCCCTCGGCCCATGCATCGGCCTCGCTGATGTCCTGGAGGCGCTCCACCCGCACCTCGGTGACGTACAGCGTGAGGCGTGAGGCCCAGCGCGGCATGTGGATCGAGACGCGGTCCTTGATCCCCCGCCGCTCGTCGGTCGCCCCGTAACGGATACCGCACCAATCGGGCTTGCCGTCCGGGTTGATGTCCCGTGGCTTCACGTTGTCGTAGATCGTGCTGACGGCCCAGGTCTCGCGGATAAAGAGGCGGTCACCGGGAGCAATGGCCGGGCGGCCTCGACCCTGCACTGCGACGGCCATCGAGTTGATGCCACCGGGCTCCGCGAGCCAAGAGAAGGCGCCTTCTATCCAGCGGAAGTCTCGCGCCCCGTTCAGCGCCGAGGCGAGCGTGTCGGTATCCGGGCGGTGAAACCGGAAGTCGTGGCCGAGCAGCTTGAAGTTATGGGGCGTGATCAGCCGGCGTGTCTGCGTCTTGCCGGTGCCGGGCTGCTCGATCTCCCGGAGGATGGCGCGCACCATTGGGGCGCTCATGAGGATGGGGTGGTCGGCCATCAGTGCACCGCCCCCTCGGCCGCCGCTGCTGGGGCTGCCGGTATCGCCGGAATACCGAGCTGCTGAAGGATCAGCGAGTTGTGACCATGCTTCCGTGCACGCTCCATCACCGCGAACATCAGGCCATCTACACTTCCGCCAGATCGGGCAGCAGTCATCACCAGATCGAATGATGAACTCCGATTGGGCGCACCCACAGCGGTGAGACCGCCCTTGGTCGGCTCGTATTCGACGAGCGCAACGATGCTCATGCCCTTGGCTTCGCAGTCTTTAGCGATCTGAGCCAAGGCAGGGGCGATGTGCTCCAGAAAGTACCGCTGGGCGTCGGAACCCTTGCTTTCCTCGTTGCTCATGTCAGTCCCTCATCAATATCCGGTCGCGACGGGCGACCTCCGGGTCCGTGGTGGGCTCTGTCTCGGCCTCGGCCTGCAGCAGCAGCTCGGTGACGATGCGCAGCCGGACCAGCAGCGCCTGGTGGCGGTGCGACCGCCACCGATGGGAGTGTTCCAGGCGGGCCAGCAGGTCCGCCCGCTCGGCCCGCAGCGCCGCCGCCGACCGCCCTGCGCCCCAGCCCAGGAGCGGTGCGGCGGAAATGGCGGGGGCGCGGCGGGCCATGGTCATGGCGCCAGGAAAAGGGACGGCTGGGCCTCGGATGCCGGCGGCACCGGCGGCGCGATGCGCGGCACCGCATGGGCGCCCCGATGGGGCCGTCCCCAGGTGTCGTGACCAGGCCACGGATCGACCGCGAAAAGCTCCGCCGCGAAGCAATCCGGCCGGAGCCGCAGGAGCTTTTCCCGTGCTTCAACGGGCTTTTCAGAGTGCTCGCCGCGCACCGCCTCGATCAGGTTCCGCTCACTGCGCGAGCCGATTTTGGGATTGCCGATCGTGCCGATCAGCCACGGCTCGGTGGTCGAGCGCAGGATGTAGCCGGTCCCGAACGCACGCTTCCCGTGGCGGGTGAGCTTCGTCCAGGAGCCGCCCGTTTTATAGGTAAAGCCCCAGGCGGCCATGACGCGCAGCGCGCTCGGCAGCTTCGGCCAGATCGCCCACATGAACAGGAGGCAGTCACCACTGGCGAGGAGATGCACGGGCAGCGCCGCGATCTCGTCGTCCGACATGGTGTCGTAATGGGCCTCGGGCGATTTCTCGTAACCCCCCTCGCCATACATCTCATATTGCCACGGCGGATCCGCGAGCATGGCGCCATAGGCCATCATCCGCAGCGCGCCGAACGGCCAGGGGGCAGCGGGGAGGTTCATAGTCCGCACCCCGCATCACAGACCATGAGCATGCCCTGGCCGGCTTCCTCGTCGGTGCGAAGATCCACCTGGTCGAGGGGAACCCCAGACCGATGGACGAACAGCTCGCCGCGTATCTTGCCGTGGCGGTGCATGCCCCGAACCATCGCATCAATGGCGACCGCGTCTGCCCATGCTGCAGGATCGTGGTCGCGCATCTCCCGCCATTCGCGATCGGTGCGATAGGGGCAGAAGGTGCATGCGCTCTTGGCCGGCACGGGGTAGCCGTGCGCCCGGAGCCACTGCTCGCAGCCTGTCCGTGAAAACCCCTTCTCCAACAGGGGATAGCGATTGACCGACCAGTTGTCCCACGAGGCACCGGCGCGAACCGTCTCGTCGGTGCTGATACCAATCCAGACTTCGACAGATGCATCCGGGATGCGCTGCCGAGGGCGGAAGCCGAGCAACTCGCGTTGCTTCTTCCGGATCGGGTCGATCTTGTAATCCTGAGTGCACTGCCTGTTGATCTGGCCGAGCCGCCCCTTCCCTGATTTCACGAAGAATGGCGGTCGCCCCGATGCGCCGTTGAGCCCCACCGAAGCGTCGACGATTTCTTGCCTCAGGCTCCCCGCAGATACGATATGGATCGGGAAGGGCAGGTTCAGGTTGTTCGACCGCAGCCAAGCGAGTTGGTCGTAGACGACGGCCGGCTCCGCGCCTGTGTCGGCGAAAATGGCGCAATCAGGTATCGGACCGATTTCGCCATGAGCAGCCATGAGCGCAAGCGTAGTGCTTTGAACGCCCGCGCCGAGCGAGAGCACCCGCAGTTTTGCTCCTTCGACGGGCCCCCAGGACCAGCCGCCACGGCGGATGCGAGGCGTCTTAGGCGCGGGCGAGGAGGTGAGGACTAGCGCATTCATCGTGCGCCTCCACGGCGGCCAGGTGATGGGGTGGTTTCCGTCTCCTCGGCCGCATCGCAGACGGCGCAATGGCGGCGGGACACGAGTTTTCCGGCGGTGACGCCGCTGGACTTGATCCAGGTGTGACCGGCCGAGCAGTCGGCCGGCAGGACAGGCGCCGGCGGCGCCAGGCGCGCTTCCAGCTCGGCGCGGGTGGCGGCGCTGGCCGTCTCCAGCTCGGCGAGCGCGGCGACGAGGGCGCGATCGTCATCGAGGGCGACCAGGACGCGGCCGATGGAGGAGACGAGCGCCGCCGGGTTCATCGGTTCTGCTCCTGGTGTCGCGCGAGGATCCGCGCTTCCAGGTGGGCCAGCTCGGCGGCAGCCGTCTTGCGCTCCAGGATGAGCGCGGACACCCGGTTGTGGGCGCTGGTGATGGTGCTGTGGTCGCAATCGAACGTGCGGGAGATCTCGTGGCGACTGCGGCGGGTCAGCCTCACGGCGGCGGCCATGGCCATCCGCCGCGCGTTGGAGGTGGCGCGGGCGCGCTTACCCGTCAGGCGCAGTTCCTGGACAGGACAGCGATAAATCTCCGCAGCCACCTCCAACACCAGGAGCACGGGGATCCGTGTCTCCGCGCCGCTCTCCAGGCCCGGCGCGAAGTGGCCGAGGGCGCGCAGCACGTCATGCGGCTGGATGCGCCCGTCATCGGCCACCGAGAGGATCAGGGAGACGAGCAGACGGCCGATGGCCGCATACGGATCCGCTGCCGTCGCCACCGGAGTGGCCTCGGGCGCCGCCTCCGGCGCAACCAGGCGGCGGGCCACAGCCGGCGCCGGCGCCGCGCCGCGCAGCCGCGCAGACACATCCGCATAGTGCCGCTGTGCCTCTGCTTTAGTGGCGAAGGGAGCGTCCATGCCCGCCCCCTATGCTTTCGCAAGGGCGATTGGGATCGCCTGCATGGCGCCTTCCGCATCCGCCTCGTAGAAGCGGAAATATGTCTTGGAGCCGATGATGCGGATGCTTTCCCGGATCGCCCGCATGGCCTCCTGCCAGCGCTCGTCTTCGATCGACACCCGGAGCAGCATGAACAGGGCGGACCGGTTCACCGTTCCTGTTTTCTCAACGTCGAAGGCCATGTTCACGATGGCGCGGATCTCGTCGCCCGAATTTGCCGCCCATTCGGCAAGGCAGGCATCCACCAGCGCCTTGGCTGCCTGCAGCTCGGGGCCGAATTCCAGCCGATCCGCCACCTCCACCCGCACCTTGAGGCTGCCGTCATAGGAGGTGAGCGACAGGTTGCCCTTCGGCCCGCCGAGCGGCGCCCCATACTCCTGCGCCAACAGCGCCTGGAGGCTCCCCACGTCGTCGAAGCAATGCCCCCGAAAACGGGCGATCTGCGCGGAAAGATCGCGCGCGTGGCCCATCATCTTGCGGACCAGCTCATCAATGAGCTTGTCTCGGGCGTCCACCCGAGAGAGAGGCATGAGCGCGCCCTTGGCGTCGCGCATGTACTCCTTGCCGTCGATGACCTCGACGCCAGTAGCGGCAATCGGCGCCGGCAGTTCAGTTTTCGCTTCCATTGTTTTCCTCCGGCTGGATGAAATTCACGTAGCCGGCCTGCTCCAGCAGGCCCGCGAGGGCGTGCCGGGCGAGGCTCGCCCGGTCGGTCAAGTCGAGCTGTTCGATGGTCTTCAGCAGCTCAGCGGCAGTCGCGCAGATCGTGTCCAGCATGGCCAAGCCGCAGGCCATGTTGAGGATCTGGTCGATGGACACGCTGCTGGCCTCACGCCTTGGCAGATCACTCATGGAGATCGTGGCGGCGGCGTCCACGCCGGCCTGCAGATTGGTCCGGATCTGCGCCGGGTCGAGGGTGGCGCTCATGCTGCGCCCCCCGGAAACGGCACCACGTCCGCGCTGCTCCGGCGGCCGATGAACGCCGACAGGTCCACCACCTGGCCGGACGGGCCGAGCCGGTGCACGTCCTCGGCCATCTGCTTATTGACCTCGTGCTCGGCCGCGATCCGCTCCAGCGCCTTTGCCATTTCCCGGCAGTGGAGGAGGAGCACGACCGCCATCAGGACCGCCGCCGGCTCCAGGGTGGCTGTGCTGGTCACATACGGCGCCAGCTTGTCCGCCAGCTCGCTGAGAGTGGTGGAGAGGGGGCGATCGGGCGCGGTCATTGGCCGTCCTTTCGCTGGCGGTTGGGGCAGTCCTTGCAGGCCCGGTTCAGGCGCACCGCGACAGACGAGGCGGTCGAGAAGGGCTTGGCCTGCTCGTCAATGCAGCGGTCCCGGCCGATCTCGCCGAGCACGGGACACGCCACGGTGGCGCCCATCAGCGCGCCCCGGACCCGCGCCTCCAGCTTGGCCATGTCCCCCGGATAGCGCCTGCCCAGGGCGCCGGAGAGCATGGAGCCGGAGACGCTGAGGCGCTTGGCAACAGCGGCCTGGCTGTCCACCTGGCAGGCGCTGACGAGCGCAAGGATCCAGTCCGGCGGGGTGCCCCAGGCCGCTTGCGCACGGGCCATAAAGTCGGTGGCCTGGCGGGCGGTCACGACCGCACCTCCTCGGCCGGAGAGCTGGCCCCGGCGACCTTCTTGATGTTGGGATCCCAGACAAACTTGGTCCGCATGATCTGCGGTGCGCTCGGCCCTGTGTTCCGCGACGGCAAAAGGCGGACCTGCGCGGGCGTGCCCCCGCGCGCGGGTCGGATCACCTTGAGATATCCGGCGGTGATCAACCGCCGCACATAGTCCTTGGCGGCTGCGGGCGACACGGCCACCTCGTCAGTGGAGGCGGACATGGCCAGCTCCAGAGCGGTGAAGCTCGCGAGCGCTCGCATGGCGTTCCACATCTGTTGCTGGCCGGTCGTCTTCAGCAGGCGGCCGTCACGGCCGAAACGCGGTGCGGCTGGAGGGCGGCGCAGCAGGCGATGGAGCGTGACGACACCGGGGACAACCGGGCTGCGCGACGGGCGCTCACCCACCACCTCGGCATAGCCGTTGCTGACCAGCGCGGCGGTGTAGCGGAGCAGCGACGAATGATCCGCCTCGGAGGCAGATGCCACATCGGTGACCGCCCATGGCCCGGCCGCATCGAGCTTCAGGGCGGCGGCCCAGGCGGCCTCAAGCGTGCGGGGCAGCTCGACTTGCAGATTGGCGAGCACGGAGGGAGAGCGGCGCCCCATCACGCGCCCCGACCAAACTTGCGGGCCGAAGGGGCGCGGCTCTCAAAAAACTCGGTGTCGCCCCAGCTCGCCAGCGTCAGGTTCGATACCCCCCGGCGCCGGGCCACCTCGGCGGCGCGCACGAGGTTGACCACGATGCGACGGGCACGCCCCTCCGAGCGGCGCACGATCTCAGACAGCAGATCGTCGGCGATCTCCGCGTCCGGGCAGAGCTGCGTCGCGAACGAGCGGGCGTCATCGAGATCCGAAGGCTGCGCCGGCACCCAATCGAGCACGCGGTTGTGCACGCGTTCAAACGGCTGGATTTTGGAGGGGAGCAATTCCTCCCCGATCAGGATGACCGGGGCCGTGGACGTGCTCTGGATCGAGCGCACCGTCTCGATCAGCCCCCGCTCCACGAGATTGTCGGCCTCGTCCACGATCAGCGGGCGGCTGGGGTCGTCACCGAGGATCCGAATGACCTCCTCGGCCATGTCGGAGATCGTGCCCTTCGCCACCTGGCCGGCCTCGGCCAAGATGTTCTTGAGCAGGGTTTTTTTCGTCCAGTAGTCCCGAACTTCGACACGCAACGCCTTCGTCTTGTTCTGGGCGAAGATGCTTGCGTACGTCTTCCCGAAGCCCGATGGCCCGTGGAAAACCCCGATGCCCGGCGCATCGGGATCGCGCTCGATCAACTTGCGCGTCAGAGCCATGAACTGCGCGACATTGGCCGTCGCGATCGGCCCGCGAACGGGCGCCCCACCTGCATTCAGCATTCTTTTCGTCCCTTCCCACATCATCCCGCCGTAGCGGTTCCCACGGTCCCCACCGGATCCCCGAAGGTCTCCCGGAAAGCTCGGTATTCTGGGTCGCGCACGTACCCGACGAGGAAGCGCGTCTCGTCGGCTGTCAGGGTCTCGCCACGGGCGAGCCGCTGCTCCAGGGCGCAGGCCCGGTTGTAGCGTTGACGCGGTGTTTCCTCGGTGCGCAGCGGCACCACGGCGGCCATGTCGGCGGCGAGCTGGGCGCGCAGGGCGCGCGCCTCGTCGGACACGCTGGGCGCCTGCACGGGGGCGACAGCCTGGGCCGCCGCGTCGAGCTGCGGCGTGGTGTGAGCGACGGTGCGCTTCGGCAGATCGACCAGCGTCCCGGCTCGGCGGGCAGCGTCTCTCAGGACTAGGTCCACCACCGCCGTCCCCCGCCCGATACGACGTGCTTCTTTGCGGATGGGCGCCGTCTGCACGGCGATATGCTCCGCCTGCGCGCGCTTCTTAGCGGCGACGGCCGCCTTCGGGTCGGTCCCATCCAGCGCGGGGCAATTCGCATCGCCTAGATACTCGGCGCCGGTCGGGTCGAAGACGAGCACGCGCCCCAGATTCATGGGGTCCATGCGCACCAGAACTTGGTCACCAGGCTGCACATGGGCGGGCACATGGTAATAAGCGTGGTTGATGAGCAGGCCATATTTAGAGACCACGCGCAGGCCGTTGCGCCCGGCCAGCGGCGCCAGCAGCACATCCAGTGCATTCGCATCAACCATGCGGATGGCATCGCTTGAGGCGCTGGCCACCTGGAAGACCGTGCGTCGCGCAAGGCCCTCGTGTGGCCGGTGCTCGTACACCAGCCGGATCCACTCGTCCGCCTTCGTCTGCACGTCAGCGGCTGTGAGCTTTACCTCCAGCAATTGCCGGTCATCCGTGCCCAGGCGCGCCGAAAATGCCCGCCGGCCCTCGATCTTCTTCCGATCCGCCACGCTATGGCCGATGTAACCGTCCAGCAGCGGCACGAAACCGTGTTGGAACGTCTTGATAGCGCTTTCGACGTGGGGCTTTTCGTTCGGCTCGAACGGTCGGCAGGTCACATGATCGAGGCGGATCGAGGCGAACAGGCCCTTCGTCGCCTTGGCCACGAAGTCGCTGCCATTGTCCGTTTTCACCTCGTGGGGGACGCCCCAGGCGAGCAGCGCCCGCCGCATTAGCAACCCTACGGCCGAGGCGCGCGGCGTGCGCGATAGATAGACCATCATCCGGCGCGAGAAGACGTCCACTGCCACGTAGACGCTGTACCGCCCATCCACACAGAGCATGTCCAGCGGGCTCGCATCAAGCATCCAGAGCTGGTTCACTCGCGTGATGTGGGAGAGCGAGTTGCGCCCGCTCACCTTGTATTTGCTGCGGTACCCATCGGGGTCCGTCATCTGCGTGAGAGGGACTTTGTATTCGTCTTTCCAGCTATTTAAGGCGTCCTGGAAGGTGCGCAGCGAAGGCACCGGTAACAACTCGCCGCCGGGGGCGGAAAGCTCGCCCCCAAACTCTCCGCCCACCATGCGCCGTATCTGGTCGGCGCTGAAAAACGGGTTCTTCACCAACAGCGCGAGGCAGAAGGTCTTAACCGCACCGTTATTCGCGGTTTCCAGCAGGCCCTTGCCCCTGCGCGCGGCCCCCTTGTCCACCGCAAGCCGATGCGTGGCCCCAGCCTCCCGCGCGGCGCGCCAGCGGGCGAGCGTGCGCGGCGTGAGCGAGGGCACCGCCTCCCTGATCCAGGGCTCGACCGCGACTTGATCGAGATTGTAGCCCGTTGCGAAAACATGATCCGCCCGCTTCCGGCCGAGCCGCGCCTCCTCTGCCGCGCGATCCGCCGCCGCCAGCAGGATGAGGCGCGCGTTCCGGTGCTCCGCCGCCCGTGCAACTGGCTGGGGTGCCGGCTGCACGTCCACCGGAGCGGGCAGCCCCACCGTTTCCGGCACCCCAAGCACGCGGATGTTCCGGCCCACATAGGCCGCACGCGCCGCGACGGGCAGCGCGGAGAGCGGATATTCACGCCCGCCGCCAGAGGCGGCCCGTTCCCTAGACGGCCAGTTGGCGTTGGCGGCGCGACGAATGACACCACTCTTCGTCGCCGGCAGTTCCGGCAATTGGAGGGAGGCGATTTCGGCTGCTGTGAACCACTGTTTCACCGCTTGGCCCTCCACTCGGCGTCGGCGGCACGCTCTTCCTGCTCCAGCCGTTCACGCAGTTCGCGCGCTCGTTCGCGGCGCAGAAGGGCTTCGTATTTCCGGTCAATCGCGATGAGGCCGGCTTCGCCCAGAATGAGGTTCAGCGCACGCGCATCGCCCGTGATGGTGACGAGCCCGATCAGCCGGAGGGCGCTGATCGCATGCGGCTTCTCCGGGCTGGCATAGTTATCCAGCATGCCTTTCGACACCCGTTCCCCGATCCGCTCGGACAGCAGATCCGCAAGAGCTTCACGTCCCCGCCCATCCTCATCGAGCGTCAGGGCGATTGCTCGCGACAGCCGGCGCGCCTCGGTCCACGCCCGCACGTCCGCTTCTACGAACCTCGGCACGACAGGCTGAGGTTCGTAGTCCCGGAAGAGATCGAGCGTGGATCTGTCGGGCCGCCGTACCATGGTCAGTCGCCCCCGCCGGATTGAGCGGTCAGGAGATAGCCGCGCCCATGGACTGCACGCACATCAAGCCCGAGAGCGGACATGACGGGCCGCACTTCGCGATAGATGACATCACGCACCGACCTGTCAGACGGACCGCCATCCTCGCGTTCGCCATAAGCCCACTCATGCAGCGAGGAGTGGCTTACGAGGCGCCCCTGGGCAGACAGCAGTAGCGTTGCAAGCCGGTGGATGCCTGGGCGAACATACCCCCCCTTAGAGCCGCGACGGATGGTGTGATCCGCGAAGTTCACCACGACAGCGTCCGCCGAAAAGGTCGGTGAGCCGTTGGGCCAGATCCCGAGGATTACGGGGGCGCGGCTCATGCAGCGCCCCCAAAATATGCGGGAAAATATGTGTGACGGGCGGGGCGCTTGTCAGGGCTGAGAGACCCGCCCGTCACGTCCCCTATGCTCAGCGTTGCCACAACTGAGTCGAGGGAACTGGAAATGGATGAGGAAGACGCGCGGATCGCGCATGCCAATGCGAATGCGTTGGAGGAGCCAGCTTTCTGGCATGCCCTCGCAGTGCTCACCCCAATGTCGGTGATGGCCGAACTGATCGCCGAGCTGATCGAAGAAGGCGTGCTCAAGCCAGAGCGCGCCAAAAGGCTCATGGAACGCTTCGATTTCGCCTTGGCGAGCTGGGACGGGCTCGCCCCAGTCATGACCATGAAGGAGGTCGGGCCGCCAAGGGCACGCATTCGCCGGGCTCTGGGCGAATAGGTCATCGGGGCAACTCCAGGCCCCAGCGGTGCGCACGCTCCTCAATCAGCTTCCGTTCGGGCGCATTGCTGGGAAGATGGGCAGTCCGATCCACCTCGCGCTCAAGCCACTCGCGACGGGCTTCGCGCTCCAGGTAGGCGTACGCATCATCCTGGCCGTACCAATTCAAGTTCCCGCTGAGCGAAACGAGGGAGGCGGCGGCATATTCGACGCTGTCGTAGATCTGCCCCTTCTCGTCGTGGGACTCGCCGGCATCATTGAGGGTGTCCAGCAGCCACTGCATTGCCCGAAGCAAGCGGGCATGATCTTCAGCAGCGTTGACCGCCTTCACGGCCGTACGCGCATCTGCCGGATTGAGGAACTTCGCAACCGGCCGGGTTTGATCGATCATGCCGACGCTGTCGGCAAAGACGAGGTCCGGACGGCTGTCGGACTGCGCCCAAGGCGGGTTCACTGTCTTCATCACAGCACCCACGCGAGCAGCCAGCCCGCGCCCATGCCCGCCAGGAGCGCCACAATGGCCGCGCCGATCATCGCGCTGCGGATTTCGTCGGCCACCTTTTCAGGGGTCGGGTGTTCGCCGGGATAGAGATCCATCACAGGAGCCCTCCCAGCGCGACGGCCAGGCCCAGGAGCGCCCCCACCATCATCACGGCGGCAGCACCGATCATCACCAGCGCTGCCCCGTGGCGCGCATGGGCGAGCTGGACGGCACCGGCCTGGATGGGGTGCAGAGAGGTGTCAGCGGCCCGGCGCCGCGCGGACAGGAGCGCGCTCATGCAGCCGCTCCCATGTCCGAGCGCTGGCGCACGTTTTGGCTAGCCGACTCCCGCTTCGCAAGGATACGCTTCGCCCAGGGTGATAGCTTCGCATACCGCTCCGGCCAGATGACTTCGGGTGCCAGCCCGAGGAAGTCTGCAAGGGCCTTCTCGCCTGCGAGATGGCGCCGGATAAGCGCGGAGCTGCACGCGGTGAAATGGAGGCCAGCCGCTAGAGCAATCGCTCTAAGGGTGGTCTCGCGCCGGTGAACCTCGGCCCTGATGGCGTGCCTGTCCCACACGACAGGCGCCCGTTTGGTCATCCGTAATCCCTCCGGATCAGCCGGCCTGGCAGGGCCGGTTTTTTCGGGGAAAAGGGCGCATGAAGATGCGCGCCTTTATGAGCATCTGGAAGCGAATATGGAGCCGATATCGACTCTAGGCAAGGCTGATTTTCAGGCCACACCTGAGCAGCAGAGCGAATGTTCGCTCCACTCATATAAGCCATTGGTTTTATATGTAGTTTTTCTAGCAGTGACGCGCGCCACACCTGCGGCCCTGATGCGTCACACCTGCGGTGTCCTGCCGTGACGGGAGGCGATATATGCTCTCGCTTTCAGCGAATCAGAGCTGATACCGGCATGGGGTCGCCGAAGGCGATGTCAAAACTCCTGGGTATCGGCGACGGCGCTTGGCGCACCTATGAGGAGGGCCTCGGCACTCCCAGCTGGAGCACGCTCCAGAAACTTGTCGATCTGGGTTACAGCCCAACGTGGTTGATGACCGGCGAAGGTGAAATGAAGCTCTCGTCGGCCGCACGGCCTGCCGCCGACCTTTCGCCGGGGACTTCAGTCGCCTTGACCCGAGAAAAGGAGCGGCAATTAATTCACGCGATATCAGAGACCATAGATGGCCTTATTGCTCCTACTGGAGCACGCGTAGCGTTGTCAGACGCATTCACTGCAGCAGGGAAGATTCTCGATACAGTGGCGGGGGTGATGTTTCGTCACCCATCAGCGCCAGCGGACCCTGACAGATATAGGGACAGTGAACTTCACGCCCGTGTATTCAATGCCGTGAAGGGGTTATACAAAAGAGAAAGGGTTGCGATAAGCGATGCCAACTTGAGCGCCCGTGCCGCTCTCGTCTACGATCGGATCGTAAAGGCTGCGGACGACCGGTACTCACGCATGGCCCTGGTCGATCCGGAGGTCGAGAAGCTGAAGCAGGACATTGAGCATGATCGTGCCAATCCTGGCTCCGGCAAAGCCTCGGCCTAATGATCGTGCGCCTGCTCGCGGTGCCGCTTTTCCAGGCCATCAATGAGGCGAGCGCCATCATGGACGGGGCCGGTGGCGCCATCGCGTGCATAGATTTGTGCTTGGAATTGCTGACTTTTAGCCGGACGTGAACGCCAGGACGTGCGTGTCCCCGCCGACCTTGATCGTCAGCAGATACGCTTTCGGGTCGTACATGATCGGCTGCATCAGCAGCAGGCCGGACAGCGTCGCCTTCGGGGGGATTGTGGTCTCTGCTGGCAACATGACATCGGTCACGCGGCTCGCCGTCGTCCAACGATCCGCTGTCACAAGGCCCGTGCCGAGCCCACCGCCGGCGGCTACGGCGGTTGCGCCCACCGTCGAGACAGGCGCCACGCCTACGCCTGCCACGGCGGTGGCTCCGCCAAGCGTGATGGCCGATACCACCGCCGAAATCTGCAGGTCGGCCTTTGCTTCGTCTGGCGGCATCGTTCTCAACGGGGCGCCCGTGACCGCGTTTGATGCGGATATGTCCGTATAGGCAAACAATATGGGCCGGTCGCTCGTGTTCTGGATCTCCACCACGAATTGCTCGCGACCGCCCGGATCGTTGATCAACGGGGCGGCCCGAACGCTCACCACCGAGTGCGCCCCGCGAGAGACTGCAGCCTGCCGCCCATTCTGGAGGCCCGTGGCCTGTCCCGGCGCCGGCACCACCTGGCTGGTGGTACACCCGCCCACACACAATGCGGCGCAAATGGCCGCCAACGTTACATTACGCACACGCAC